TCAATGCGCTGTCCACCGAGACCCTGCGCGACATGAATACCCACATTGTTTCCCTGCTGCGCTATCGCCAGTCCCAGACACAGATGGAGGCGGGCTCGCGGCTGCGGATCGGCGGCAAGGCCACCTTCGTGAACCGCGCCGGCCGCAAGGTGACGGTGGTCGTGGACAAGATCAACGTCAAGACTGCCAACTGCACCGAGATCGGCCCGGATGGCAAGCGGCTGGAGACAGCCAAGTGGCGCGTGGCGCCCAGCCTACTCACGCCGGAAGGGGTAGCGGCCGTCGGCAGTGACAGACCCACCACGCCCGCCGGCGTGCGCTGGTAACAGGACATAAGACGTAGGAGTTGGCGTCTGCAGGTTGCAACTCCGAAGTGTGTGTTTTACGTTTGGGGCGACTCTGGTCGCCTCTTTTTTTTTGCGCCGCCCAACCCTAGGGCAAACTGCTGGCCTGCGGTAGGTAAGTAACAGTCAATACTGACACACTGACGAATCGCAAACCGCATACCAAGCGGGACCACTCTCGCACGCTGGCAGGCTGAGAAAGTGCGCGCTTTCTGAAAATAGTTGTGCCTAGGCTATTGCGTTAGTAAGTCAAAACTGAGTATGATATCCACATACATTCCTCACTCGTTACGCGACAATAATTCTGTCGAAACAACACAGAAGCGAGCCACTTATGGCACAGATCCTCAAAGAATTCCACAACGGCCCGCTCGGGCAGCGCGTGCGCCTGGAGATGGGCACGGACAACGGTCAGACGGCCTATTACTCCGTCACCACCCGCATCGAGCCGGCCATCGAACGCGAACTGCCGTCCTACGACAGCGCCGTCTTCGGCCCGAGCCAGAACGGTTACTGCAACGCCGATGACGAGTTCAAGAAGCGCGTCACCCACCTGCTCGTCTGAGGAGACACACCATGAAACAGCTTTTTGCGCCCAACGGTAAGCGCATCGTCGGCACGGCCGACACCGTCAAGGCCGTCGCCAACATCTCCCACTGGGACGAAAGCGGCGCCCCAGTCTTTGTCGGCAGCAGCGTGGACTGGGACAGCCAGGAAACCCGCGAGACCTTCTCCAACGGCGAGCGCACGCCCGTCGTGGTGGACGAGGACGGCCAGGAATGGCCGCAGTCCGAGTGTGAAATGCGCGAGCAGGGCGAGGACGACGAAGCCAATCGCGTGAAAGTCAGCATCACGGCGCTCGGCGTCTGCGTGGGCGACCGGATCGTATTCCACCCGACGTGGCCCGAAGGCCGGCTCGTCGTGGACGTCGACCAGCAAGACACCCGCATCACCGTCACCTACGAGAGCGACGAGGAGTGCAAGCAGTCCTTCGGCGCGGCCGACCACCTCGTTGTGTGGAGGAAAGCCTGATGAGCGGGCCGATCCGTCTTGCCATCGATGGCGCCAGTCAGCCGTCGCATGAAGGTGCGCCGTATCACCTGCGCATCAATCTGCGCTCGGGCGGCACGATCTTTGGCGCGTTCGCCCAATACTGGGCTGCCGAACACGTCGCGCTGATCGAGGTGGAAATCCCGCCTAAATACATCAGCAGCGACCCGACCACCAAACGACTTTATGTGGCCGAAGCCGCGGTCGAAACGGTCGAAGTCGTCTGGTAGGGAACCGCGCCGGGAACCGCAGCGGCCAGCAACTAACCCCGCGAACCGCTCGCGACAATACACATATCGAAACCGCGCGACATAGCGCACAACGCAAGGAGCAACACCACATGAGCAAAACGCTGTCGAACGCGCCCATCCTCACGCAACTGAGCGTCGCAACCAAATGCCTGCAGGGCGTCGTCGCGTCGCTCGCCCTCGAAGCCGTCATGACGGGACAGGCGACGCTTTCGCCGCAACACGTCGCCATGCTGGCTGAAAGCGTGGACAACATGAGCGGTGCCGTTCGCGAGGCGCTCGCCATCGAGGTCGAGCGTCTGGATCTCGCCGACAAGGCCCAAACGAACGCGGCGCCGAGCCAGGCGACCGTCCAGGAGTTTCTCAACCAGCGTCGTGAAAACCAGCGCAAGGCCGCTGAAGCCTATGCCCAGCCGCGCGACGAGGCAGGCTTCGAGGAGCTGAAGGGCATGGCTGACCAGCCGGCCGTCGAGCGCGAGACCGTGGGCGTCAAGTTCGTGCCGATCGGCCGCATCAGCCTGCCGGCCGACGCAACGCCCGAGCAGTTCATGAGCGCGGTTCTCGGCGCCATCATGGGTGGTCGTGGCGGCGACCAGCCGACCGCTCACTAAAGGGAAATCGGCACTGCTGCGGCAGTGCCCTCATGGCTGGCCGTTCTGGGAGCGCCGCCAGCCATGAGTTTTCACAGGAGAGGGAAATGCGCAACAAGACCTATCAGGTAACGATGGACATCAAGGTGTTCGACGAGGACGCGCTGTTCGAACAGGCCAAGAGCCACGCGATCGCCACCGGCACGGAAGAGGCGGATGCGATCGACCTGCTGAAGCCCGCCGGCGAGATCGATATCACCGCCTGCCTGATCATGCTGCTCGACCCCGGCGTCTCGCCGTCGGGCATCGAAATCCAGGAAACCACGGTGGAGCGCTACTGATATGGCTCTGCGAATTGTGGAGGCGCTCGACGCCTACCTGCGCACCTGGGGCACGTCCAAGAATCGAGCCGCCTTAGAGGAGCTGAAACGGGCTCGCGCGGACATGACCTTTGCCGACGGCACACTGCTGGAGATGGCGCGCCAGCAATACGCGCACGGCAGCGACGACAACGTGGAGATCGACGACGGCGCGATCACGTCCGAAAGCGACACCGGCATGTGGGTGAACGCGTGGGTGCATATCCGTCTGCCGAAAGGAGGGCGCTGATGCCGCTCGATCACATACAGGTCAAGGACCTGCTGATCAGCGCCGGTGCGAACCGCCGCGACGCAGTGGAATACGTGCGCGAGAACATGCACGCCGGGCGCGATGCCCTCGACGCCCGCCAGAAGCTGCGCGACAAGTTCGCGATGGCGGCGATCACCGGAACGCTGCCGGGAAGCGCCCTGAACGTCGATGAATACGCGGCGCTCGCCTACCGGATGGCGGACGCCATGATGCGGGCGCGGGAGCCCAAGCCATGACCGAATGTGACGAAATCGCCGAAGGCATGATTGACGGCTATCAGAAATGGCGCCGGCGCAATCTGCGCGCCAACGTGATGGACGCGGCCCGCGACTACGTGCGCACGCAGATGGAGAGCGAGAGCTACGTGATGATCGACAACGTGGCCTACAGCCTCATGTCGTCACTGTGCCCGCCGACCCAGAAGCCCGAGCCGCGCTACGCCGATCAGGGATCGTGGTGATGGCGCTCTACTACCGGAAGATCGGCGAAGGCCGCGATATGGTTCTGCCATTTAGGGACGTCCATGCGAAGGAAGTGGGTGAACCGAGCGCCGCAGCCCTCAGTCTGCCAGGAGCCCACCGCCTGATTGACCACTGGAACTGCTGGAGTGACCAGCACGTGGATGGCAAATTCCGTTACGAGTTGACGAATAGGGCACCGCCACCCGTCTATGAGGACCAAGGCACCTGGTGATCACTCCGCCGGTGCCGCAGGCGGCAGCCCAGAAAGCACACCGAGACGGGAACGCTCCGACTGCATCAGCACGCGGAGCTTTTCAAGCGCGACAAGCTGGCCTAGGTCTTCCTCTTTCCAGGCCCGCTCAATGACCGACCGGAAATACTCGATTTCTTCCAGCGTATCGCGCAGGTGCTGCACCTCGAGGATGAGGCGTCGGACGTCGCGATCCCGGTAGCGGTGCCAGAAGGCGCGCAACTCGTTGATGGTTGGAGTGGAGTAGGCAGGCAGCGTCATGGCGGTGGCACAAAAGCTGTATGGATATCCAGTATAGCGGAGGTAAAACGGGCGCCTTTTCCGTCGAGTTAGCATGCCTAGGGCACTGCGCTGGCCATCTGTTCGCAAGCCATTGATTGTAAAGGAATTTATTGCTTTATAAGGTTTCGGCCAACCCGCCCCGATGTATAAGCTACCTCAACGCCCCGTTGAGTAAGAACCGCAGCACAGAACCGAACAGCACAAAGCACGTCAGGAACCGTCGACAACGCGCTAGAAACCGCGCCAATCAGTCGAGATGACACAAGACACACGCAACGACCCCGACCGCTCAAAACGTCTCTAAACGCGTCGCAACCAACACCGGTTCCCGCAGACATTCCACGATTCACGCGAGAGAATGAAACAACGCAACGAGTGAGGCAGGAAGCATGAACACACCCCAGGAAGAACTGATCCATTTGCGCGCCGACTTCGAAGCAGTCCGTGCCGGCGCCATGAACGAACTGCGCGCAATGATGCCCTCGATGCGTGACGTAGCACGCGCACTGGAACGGCCAACCATTACCGACGACAAGCGCAAGTTCCTCGCCGAAGTGCTGCAGCAGCGCCTCGACGTGATCCAGGACGTGATTGACAGGCTGGACAAGGCAAAGGCGCTCTGAAAGCCCAACTTGGGCGCCCAAGCCGCTTCCGGTAAAGAAAGAGAAGTATGTAAGAGAAGTAGTTATTAAAGACTATACGGGAGCAGCTTGGGAGCCCAACTTCGGACCCAAGAGCCCAACCCAGGAAACAGTAATGGCAAGGATCAAGATCGAGCGGGTTCTGGACGAGGACTGGCTTGCGGTGGAGTTCAGCGAGACGGGAATCGTTGGCGCGCCGGCCAAGCGAGGCTACGTGCTGATCCAAGACTTTTGCGACGTGTATGGGATGAGTCCGCACTCCAAGATTGAATGGCTTGTGGGAGAGGACCGGAGTGGCTTCCCACGAGACAGGATCAAGGAGCGGGCCATCACTAAGAGGATCGTCAACCCGGAGAGGGACGCACCTGTGGGATATGGAGACGCGTGGTGACGCACGCGACGATCAAGGTAACGGCCAGACACAACGACGAATGGTTCCGCGTCGAATGGCACACCGGCAGGAAAGGATGGACCCCAGGCTGGGTAAGAGACGCAGACTTCCGCAGAGACACGGGACTGGAAGACCGAGACTGGACGGACGAGATGATCGTCGGCACCACCTTCGAGCCGTTCGACAGATCGCTCATAAGGGAAGGAGACAAGGAGCCGGCTCTCGACACGCCTAAGGGGTATTCGGGATCAGGAGGTTGGTAGGTGGGAGGCCGGGGAAGTGCAGGTTGCGGGAAGCGGGACCGGGTCCAGGTGTGGGATGGCTATATAGGCTTCAAAACGTCGCCCCGCCACCCAACACTTACACATCACCTCCCAAACTCCCTTGACATACTCAGTCACTACTGACTATCATCCACCCCATATTGTTTGCCCGTGCCAATCCACCGGTTCGGGGAGTAGCTTCTTTTCTGGGGGCTTGTTCTTGCCTGTTGGGTTGCCATACGCGGACACGCTCCGGTGGGTTTCCTGATGAGTGGAATGAGACCTCAAACCTCCCACCTGAAGTATAGGGGCGTGGGGGTTTGGGGGCTTATTCTTCTCCTCAGGGTTCCTCATCGGAGCCATCATTCAAAACCTTTAAAACCCTGCGTGCGTGCGCGTGAGGCTGTAACTGAAACGGGCGCCGTCGCCGACACACTTACCCAATTTTGAAGCCCGCTGCCCGTTTCGCCCTAGGGGTTACGCCGAGGGATAAGCCCTAGGCCGGGTCGGAAAGAGCCCGTGGGAAGAATCCACTCCCGTTGCCTGGTCGGCGTAGGAGAAAAGCCTAGGCGGCCCCGAGGGTGAGGAGAGGAAACCGCTGCGGAAGTGACGATTCCCAGCATAAAGCCACAGTCAAAACTGAATAATGTAATTGCTGCGACGTGCAGCGACACCGAGAAACGAAATGAAAACACCGACGACGCTGCCGATCACGAACCTGTCCGACTTCTACGCCGAGACCCGCAAGAAGCCCTGCGTGTTCGACGATCAGTGCTTCCTCTTTCTGTCGTCCGGTTTTGCCAACTACGCCGTTGTCTACGACGCAGCGCACGAGCAGTTCGTCGCCCTCGAACAACGCACCTTCGGTTCCGCCGACACCGCCACGGTGTGGGAGATCGCCCGTTCCGAGCCAAGCGGAAACGTTGATCCCTGCAATGCCGCCTGCATGCGCGGTCTGTATTTCGACTGCAACCACCTCGACGAAGAAGCCCACGTCGCTCCCCAATTCATCGCCAACTGACATGAACTCCGAACTTCTGCAATGGATCTGCGCGATCCTTCTTCTCGCAGTCACCGCGGGCCTGATCGTCTTCGCGTGGGTGAAGGCCATCGACGGACTGCTCTGGGTCATCAAGCGTCTGCAGGGTAACGCACCGGGAGAGCACGCATGAGAGCCCTCGCCGCTGCCTTCCGTGCCCTGCGACCCATTGAGCGCGACGCGTATCTTGGCGCCCGCCGGGCCGGTGCCGAGCCCCGTGAAGCCTACCGGACTGCGAGCTCCATCTACCGCATGGCCACCCGTTAATTTTCGTTCCAACCACAACAGTCAAAACTGAATATGACCACCAACCTGAACGTCCGCCCCATCGAAGTCACCACCGAAGCCGCTGAGCCTTCGACCACGCAATACAGGGCGATGCGCCCGCACCAGTTGATCGACTGGCTGGAGATGCAGCAGGAGGAGGCCGAGATCCGCCACCTGCGCAGCCAGATCCGCACGCACGGCCGGCTCGGAGTGATGGAGGCGTATTGAGGGTGGGTGAGAGGTTTTGAGGGTGTCGGCAACGGGAGAGGTCGCCGACACACTTATGGAGCTTTAAAGGCGGTGCCGTGGTTGAAGCCTAGGCCGCTGCCCTAGGACGGGAGCCGCGCCCGGCACACCCTTGGAACTTTCAAGGCGGTTCCCGTGGAGTCACCTAGGGCGTTCGTGCTACGCTTGCGCGCCCTGCGCCTAGCGCCGATGAGAACGATTCTCATCCTGCCCCTGAATGAGAAGCGTCCTCAAAAGCAAATGCGAATCGTCCTCAAGCGCGAATGATCCTCACCCTCGTTGAGCGTTGTCGATCACGTCAATAAAGACGTGTCAAGCAGTTTTGCATGAAAACAACAAAACGTGTAATTCTAAAATACGTGTAAAAACTTGTTGCACGCATTGCAGACCCGGTTCATACTGTCGTTACTCGCTGCAACGTTGTAGCGAGACAGACAGTAAGAACTGACTGTCTGACCGTGAAACACAACGCACACATACGAGTCTACAAAATGAACGCACAAACGAACGCACTCACGAACGACTTGAACGCAGCAGCTAAAGCAGCGTCGAAAGAAGCAAAGCGCAAAGCGTCGCGCAAAGCTAACGACGCTGTTCGCGCAGCAGCAGCAGAGAAAGCAGCAGCAGAGAAAGAAGCAGCAGACAAAGCAGCGTATGATGAATTTTGCGCAGTCGAACCGACAATCGAAAGCGCTGCACCGTCTAACGAAAGCGCTGCACCGTCTAACGAAAGCGCTGCACCGACAATCGAAAGCGCTGCACCGTCTAACGAAAGCGCTGCACCGTCTAACGAAAGCGCTGCACCGACAATCGAAAGCGCTGAAACGAACCGCGACAAGTCGGTTCGCATGCAAGCGCTGATTCTCGAATCGATCAAAACGCGCATTGATAACGCACCGTCTGCAAACTTCAAAAAGAACATGAGTGCAGAGCTTAGCGCGCTGAGCGGTCGTAATGCGCTGATTGCTATCGAACGCTGTATTGAACTCGAAGTCGACTTCGAAGCGCTCGCTAAACAGTATGCGATTTTCGATTCTCGCGCGCATGACTACGTTGCGATTTATGCAGCGCAAAAAATCCGCAAAGCGGTTTTTGCTCTCGCTTGCGGTATGACGTCAGTGTTTGACGGTTACACGGTCGCGATTCTGCGTAATCTCGTCAAGCTGCAAGCGCTCTCGAATCGCGGTTCGCAGATCTCGCTTTCGAACAAAGTCGTATTTAGCGAAGATATGCAAACTGAAGCGGTCCGCAGCTTCAAAATGTGCGAACCGTCAACCGCGAGCACACAAGCATCGAGCACGCGTCAGATGTTGCGCTTTATGAATATTTGCAATGTCATCAAAGGTCGAAAAGACGACTCGATCACGCTGACTGATTCGAGCGCAGCTAAGAAGGTTCAAGCGCTCTTTACTGTGTAACGTGCGATAGTCAAAACTGACTGTTTCACGTGAAACAGTCAGTTCTCTTTGAGGGGGTTGGTATGCTGCATCTGTTGCTGATTGTGTCTCTGTTGCTGATTGCATGTGGTCTCTTGTGTCTCTACTCATACGCACGCGATAGCGCGTTACAGGCGGTCTCGCGTGACTGTCAACGCATTGCGAACCGCACGACACGCAATGCGGTTGTGGGCGCGGTTGGCCGCTGACTGAATGCGGGTGATTCTCGTTTAACGAGAGAGTGCAACATCCTAGAGATTTTCGATGTTGCTGATGGCCCTGCCTTCCTTAACTTCCACCAGCCAACACCTATCCTTATAGAAATAGGCCGGCCAGGGACATGGCTCCTTATACAGCCGCTGGAATCGTCAATCTGCCGTCGAGCAGAGCGTGCCGAATCCGCCGCACCGTTTTGCCGCACACGTCAAACCGCTCACCGAGCGCGCTCATCTCCGCGTATGTCCAATCTGCACGAGCCCGGAGCTCTGCCGCTATCGCGAGCCTCCGGCGCACGTCGCCGCGCTTCGCGCCTCCGTGCTTCCGATCACGGTCGGCCGCATTCTGGGTCGGCGTGCCCCATGCCAGATTACCGAGCCAATTGTCACCCGGCACATCGTTCAGGTGCCGCCCCTGCATGCCGTCTGGTCGAGGGCCGACGAACGCTTCAAGAACGAGCGAATGCACTGTTCTCTTGCGCCCGTTCAGCGTGGCCTGAAGGTGTCCATCGCCTGTAGGGGTGAGCTTGAGCAGCTTTTCCGTGAGAGGTTTGCCTTCCCGCACGTGAGCCACCCGTTTTAAGCGTCCCATGTCGGACACCTGATACTGATCCTCAAAACCCACTACATCCCGCCATTCTTCGATCATGCCGCCCTCATATCCAGTCATAACTGACTGAATATAGACAGCCACCCGAATCGCTCGCGCCCAATAGGTGGGTCGCTGGTGGGTCATTCCTTATAGATCACACATTTCGGCGCGCTGGCTGTCTATAATCCGACCGTCAAAAAACGGGGAGAAAGACACCATGAAGACCACCATCGCCATCGGGCTCGCTGCGCTCGCACTCACCGGCTGCATGACGGCGGCCCAGCAGGCCGAGGACCGGGCCGCGTATGAAAGCCTCGAGATCAAGCTGCAGCAGGCTCAGGAGCGTGCCACCGTCAAGTGCATAGGGAAAGACGTCTGTGACCGCGCGTGGGCGCTCACGAAGGTCTATGTCGAGCAGCAGAGCAGCATGAAGGTGCGGCTGGTCGATGACACGACGATCGACACGTTCGCACCCGTTGACTACGGGCTGGCGAGCTTCCAGGCAGTGAAGATGCCCGTGGGCGACACGATGGTGATCCGCCTGTTCGGGCAGTGCCGCGGTATGTATGGGACGGACGGCAAGCCGGGCCCGAACTACTCGCAGTGTGCGATGGCGGTGGGCGTGCCGCAGAACCTGTTCCGCAAGTTCGTGCGGGAGCGCATGTAGAGTTCGTGGAGGCGCCACAGTGTCTTGACGAGCACACCTCCCGCGCGTGACTTGAGCACCATGTCTGTCGTGCCCTTGCCGCCAGGCAGCGCGACGGTGAGGTCGGGCTTGCCCTCATCGAGCATCTGCTGGTTACGGATCGGGCCGGCGCGGTGCCTGTAGCGCTTCCAGTCTGCTTCGTAGGTCTGATATGGGATGCCGCGCGAGATTGCCCAGTTACGCGCGCAGCGGTCGCCACCGCGTGCGCCTCCCTCGATCACCAATGAAATTGGGCGCCGTGCGTGAATCGCATCGAGCGCCCAATCGGTGAAGCACTGGTCTTCGAAGTCGCGGCCGCCGCAAACGAGGACTCTCATTACGTGCCCAGGCTTTCCAGATACGCGCGCTGCTCGGGGGTGAGCTTCTTGATTTTCTCCAGCAGCTCCGTCTTGCTGCCGCGACTCTGGACCTTCTGCTCGCGCCGGGCCTTGAACTGCTCCTCAAGCGCCTGCACGTCCACGTTCTCGATCATGACCTCCATCACGGCGCCCTGACTGATCTTGAACTGTTTGGCAATCGAAGCGAGCCGCGCCTGGGCGAGCTTGCCAACAACGACGGTGTAGCGCGTCTGCTTGTCCGGTTCCATCTGTAATGCTCCTCGGCACGTGTGATTAAAGTTCGCACGTAAAGTTTAGACGTGAAGAATTTTCTTCTAACAAAAAGTGCCCACACGGGGCACCATTTTACGGGAAAGCGCCATTTCGGCTGGCCGGGCTTGCTGCCTCTTACAGGTCTTACACGTCTGCGGTAAATCCGATGCGCGGCTCACCGTCGTCCGGCTCTGCTTGCGATACCAGCAGCCCATATGGGAGTTCACGAAGCATAAACAGTGCGAAAAGCGGCACCGGACTGTGGGAAATGACGATCGCCAGCAGAACGGCAGCGACGATCATCAGATTCAGGGTCAGGGCGTGCTTCATGGTGGCTCCATAGTCAGTTGTGACTGACAAATTAGCACGATTCACGCGGCGCGGCGAGTCGCAAGTCCAAGTTTGACGAAATCGAAGTCGGCGCCCGCCGGCAGCACGTTCTCGGCGAAGCCTGGCGTGCTATCAATGATCGACCGGCGCTGAAGGGCGTGCTCCTTCGTGTGGGAATTCCAGGGGTCAGTGAAGTCCACGACGAGCGCGACGTTCGGCCCTTTCTTTTTTGCCCGCAGACCACGTCCGACACGCTGGCGCAGTGCAACTTCCGCTTTTCCACCGCCAGCGAGGATCACCACACCCACGGCCGGCACGTCAACACCAACGTCGAGGATCGTGGTGCCAATGAGAACATCGATCTCACGGTCCCGGAGCCTCGCGAGCGCGGCTTTCCGCTCTTTTGGCTTGTTCTCGCCCTGCAGAAACTCAACCCGCACGCCTTTATTGGTGAGCGCTTCCCGTAAAAGCTCACCGTGACGCGTCTGCTGCACGAGAATCATCACCGGCAGCCCCAGCGCCTTGCCTCGGCGGGCTTCATAGACCACGTGCGCATTGCGCTCCACGTTATCGACGATGCCAATCCGGTAGGCCGCCTGCCAGGTGGTGCCGCGAAACAGCTTCGCCGGCTTGTGCTCGAGCTGGACGTATTTGAAATAGGGTTTCGCGAGGATGCCGCGATCGATCAGCATCTTTTCGCTGATTCGGATGCCGATCGGACCGAACGCGGCCATCAGGCGCATGTTCGATTCCTCGTCGTCCTTCATGAAGGGCGTCGCGGTGAGTGCCAGCCGGTAGTGGGCGTTCCGGCAGTGCTTCAGAATGTCGTAGTAGCTGTTGCCCGACGCCTCGTGCGCCTCCTCGCCGATCACGAACTCGAATTTCTCCAGCAGCGCGATCGTCTTGTTCCTGATCCGGGTCTGCTCATTCTGTTTCTCGACGTCATCGTCTGGACACGGTTCTTGCAAGCGCGCGACGAGTGTCTGAACCATGCCGACGCTCATCATCTTCACCGAGTGACGCTCGACACCGTCGGCCCCGACCGTGACCGATCCGAACTGACCGTCGCCGAGCACCGAGCACTTCACGCCCATCTCCTCGAACGCGTCCTTCATCTGATACATGAGAATCGAGCGCGTCGTGAGAAAGAGGGTGGGGCGCCGGATGCGTGCGAAGGCAAGACGCGCAACGCGCGACTTTCCTGCTCCTGTTGCGAGCTGCGCCACTATCTGACGATGCTTCACCAATCTCTCCACAGTCTCCATCTGATAGTCGTAGCGCGGGTCGTCGGGGAAGCTGTCGATCTTCGGCTTGACCGGGCCGAGCGGCTCGGGTGCCGGCTTGGTGACGTGGGCCACTTCATGCCCCGCGCGCCGGAGCCCAGCCGTGACCAGATGCACGAAGCCGGCGGGGAAGGTGCCCTTCCTGAAGTCGAAGAAGGAGCTGCGGCCGTCCCAGCCACCGCGCTTGAACGCATCGGTGTTGTCCGCTCCCGCCACCCTGTAGCTGATGAGACGCTGGACTTCGAGCTTGATCGCCCGATCCGGCTCATGCAGTTTTGCGGTGGTGGCGTTGTATGCGATCGTGACTTTGGTCATGTTTTTCTTACCAGCAGGTGTGTGCGCGGAATGGAGTATTGATGGCGTCGTGATGGCTCATGCCCTTCTTGAGGCGGTAAGCGATTGTCTTTGCCGCGATGCCTAGCTCTCGAGCCCATGCGTCCATAGTTTGAGTCTTGCCGTTTGCGGTTACGAGAACAGCGGTGCAAGTGTTGGCCGCCTGCTCGGTGCGCGTCGCCCATCTGCAATTGCCAGGCTCGTAGTTACCGTCAGGGTCGGGGAAGCGATCCAGAGTGGTTCCGGGCGGCCGCGGCCCCATATCCGCTACGAAGTCTTCAACGCTCCCGCGCCAGCGGTCACACACGTCGATGCCGCGCCCGCCGTAGCGATGATAGCCAGCCGCGCTTGGATCACTGCATCGGCGGATCATAGACGCCCAGGTCCGATACTCCGGCGTGCCGGCGAACCCATGCGTGCGACGACAGTCGCCGGTCTTTGCGACTTCGAGCTGAAGGCACCCGCAAGACTGAACACGACCGCGCCGCAGATCCGGCCCGTCATGAGACGTAACGTTTCCGCATTCGCATTCACAGAGCCACTTGCCGAAGCCCACATATTCCAGAGCCACGAGCCGCCCAAATACGCGGCCGGTCATATCTATGGGCGCGGGTCCAGTCTTTTTCTTGACGCTGCAATCCAATTGGCTTACCCTTGTGTCAACAGTCGAAACTGACTACCCAAAATATATCCCAATGCCTGGAAAACTCCAAATCACCGAACTGTCGCCCGATGCTCTGCGAGCGAACAGCTTCAACACCAACGTCGTGTCTCCGGAAAATGAGGCGAAGATCGACGAAAGCCTGAAGCGCTTCGGGTTCTTCAAGCCGGTGCTGGCTCGCGAACTGGCCGACGGCGCCCTTGAGATTCTTGGCGGTGAGCATCGGTGGAGAAGCGCGAAGCGTTTGGGTCACAAGACCGTTCCTGTCATCAATTTAGGCAAGGTGGACGACAAGCGCGCGAAGGAGATCAGCCTGGTCGACAACGGCCGCTACGGCAACGACGACACACTACGTCTGGCGGAGCTTCTGGACGGTCTGGGCTCGCCCGATGACCTCGCGACCTTCATGCCCTACACGGACGCAGATTTCGCTTCGATCTTCTCGTCAGTAAATATAGCGCTGGATGATTTAGACATACCGGACGATGACGGGAGCCCGAGTGTGCTGCCCAAGGAAAAGCCGGTTCAGACCCATCAGGTCATGCGCTTCAAGGTGCCGGTCGAGGACGTTGCGACCATCACGGACCTGATCGAGTCCACCATGAAGACCCAGCGCTTCACCGAAGACGATTCCCTGACCAACGCCGGCAACGCGCTGGTTCACCTGCTTACCCACTGAACCAGTCAAAACTGACTGTGCAAACGAACATGGATCGATACATTGGCACTAAAGCCGTCCTCGCGAAACCGATGACGCGCGCCGACTACAACACTTACCGCGGCTGGACTCTGCCGGCTGATGAGAACGGCGCCGACGAGGGCTTCCTCGTCGAGTATCTGGACGGCGGCAAGGCGAACGTCGCGGGCCACGCTGGCTATGTGAGCTGGTCGCCCACGGACGTCTTCGAGAACGCCTACAAGCCCGCTGTCGGTCAGACGTTCGGCACAGCGCTCGAAGCCCTGAAGGCTCGCATGCGCGTCGCGCGCGTGGGTTGGGGCAGCAACGACTGGTTCCTCGAAATGTTCCATCCGGCCGGCGGCACCATCGAGAGCGACTACGGCGACTGCAACCTGCCCGAGAGCGCATGGATCGCCATCAAGACGTCCGAGAACACCTTCATGCCGTGGGCGCCTTCGCAAGCCGACATGCTCACCAACGACTGGGTCACGCTCTGACATGAAGTTCGCTTTCTGCCGCACCTGCCTGAATCTGGAATACGACCCGTTCCAGTGCCGAACCTGCGACGAGGGCTCGAACTACGAGCACAACGGCGAGGACGACGGCTTCGACGAAGACCTGCGCAAGCTGCAGGCGCTCGACAAGCCTGACGAAGAACAGACCATCTGGCTGGAGCCCATCGCCGCATGAGCCGCGAATTCAAACCCCAACTGAAGCCGATTGACTTCCTGAAGCCCTACGAGACGAACGCGAAGATCCACGACGCGGCGCAGATCGACAAGATCGCCGCCTCGATCCAGAAATTCGGCTGGACAACGGCGATCGTCACCGAAGCGGACGGCACGATCATCGCGGGTCACGGCCGGCGCCTGGCAGCGATCAAGCGCGGCGAAACGCACGTTCCGGTCGTGATCCGTGGTGACCTGACGAAGGACGAAGCGAAGGCGCTGCGCCTTGCGGATAACCGGGTTGCGATTTCCGAGATTGACGCGCGCCTGCTGCAGGAAGAACTCGCCTCGCTCGAAGTGAGCCTCGAGGGCATCTTCGACGCCAAGGAGCTCGAGTTCATGACCGCGGACCTGGGCGAGATCAACGACGCGCCCTTCGTCGAGGATCTGGACGAGGTGGTGCGCGAACAGGCGCTCTCGGCGACCAAGGCAGTCGACGAAACCGACTCTCGCGAAGTGCGCCTGGACAAGGTGCTGGGCTTCAAGAGCATCGCCGGCCGAGACGAGCGTCATCTCGCCCGCTTCATGGCAACGATCGAAGCACAAACCGGACTGACGGGCGCCGACGCGCTTGTCGCCCACGCAAAAGAGGTCGCAAACGCATGAAAACCTTCACCCAAACGAAACGCGAGGATGACCATGCACTCGATGCTGCTTCCGATACTGCTGATCTTCCTGCTGGTTCTCGTGGCGCTGGGCGCGGTGTGGGCGCTGCGTCGCGAGCCAGTGTCCCTGTCGCCCGACGAACTGCTGGCGCTGCTGCTCGTCCTGCAAATCACGAGCGACGACTGAGCCGCGCGGGCGACCCCTACCGGGGCATCCCCAAATCGCTAAAGATCGGCCACTTCCGCTTTGCGGTGGAGGTCGAGGACGCCGGCGACTCGAGCGCCTCCCGCTCGTTCGGGCACATGAACCCGATGAATCACAAGATCCGTGTGGCGCCTGACCAGACCGCACAGAACCTCGCGGACACGTTTCTGCACGAGGCCATCCACGCGATCCACTACTACTTCGATCTTGGCGACGAGAACGGCGAAGAGGACTTCACGCTGTTCGGCGCCCGCGGGCTCTGTTTGCTGTGGCAGGACAACCCGAAGGCGATGGCCTGGTGGATGTCGATCAACCGGCAGGCTGCGGCATGACGCAATACATCGTCAACAAGCGCTTCACGGCGACCGTGGAGCGCACCGATCGCGTGCTGGAGATCGCTGAAGCGTTCGGCCTCGGTCTGGACGACAAGGAGTTCGTGGTCTTCGACAACCAGCCGATCGACATTGAGCAGGGCGACGTGGTCTATGTGACGGGCCAGTCCGGCTCGGGCAAGTCGACCGTGCTGCGCGAGCTGAAGGCGCAGATGAAGGCCGCCGGCGACGCCGTCTGCGATATCGACGAGATCCAGTTCCAGGACTGCCCGCTCATCAACCAGATCGGCACCGACACCAACGACGCGCTCAGGTATCTGTCGATCGCCGGGCTGAACGACGCCTACCTGTTCATTCGCAAGCCGGCCGAGCTCTCGGACGGTCAGCGCTACCGCTTCCGCCTCGCCAAGCTGATCGAAGCGAACGCCCGCGTGTGGGTCGCCGACGAGTTTCTCGCGGTGGTCGATCGGGATACCGCAAAAGTCATCGCCTTCAACATGCAGAAGGTTGCGCGGGCCGCCGGCGCGACGCTGATCGTTGCCACCACACACCTCGACCTGCGCGCGGACCTGGCGCCTTCCGTCTACATCGAGAAGCGCTACCGCGAAAAGATCGAGATCGCCTACACCCCTGAAGGATACAAAGATGCCAGTCATTAACCCGACCAAGAACACGTTCGACCACTTCGTCACGGAGAAGTCGAAGGACGAGCCGGTGGTCGTTGTTTTCACCGCCTCATGGTGCGGCCCGTGCAAGTCGCTCAAGCCGAAACTCGCGGCGCTGTCCGACAAGTGGGGCTTCACCGTCGCAGTGGTCGACGCGGGTGATCAGCCGGAGCTCGCCGCACTGTTCGGCGTGCGCGCGGTGCCGACCGTCATTACGCTCGAAGCCGGTGCGCCCAAGGGCCGCTTTTCGGGCGACCGCACCGACGCCGCGCTCGAAGACTACTTCGGCTCGCTCGGCATGAACCAGTCAACCGTGAAGCTGGAGTTCTGAGATGGATCTCTTTCTCGTTCTGCCCGTCGTCCTGATCGTGCTGGTTGCCCTCTGGGCGCTGGTCGTCAAAATGGTCAACGACAAGGGCCGGCGCGACGATGACGACCTGCCGCCGACTGGCGGTGTGAGCGCAAGCGATATGAACATCATCAATGGGACCGTGATCGCATGCTCGGCAGCCGCAATGGTGAGCGCATGACGCACGAACAGTTCTGCTTCTGGCTCGAAGGGTTCCTCGACGGCGGCGCCGACATGGACCTCGACGTGCGCTGCCAGATTCGCGAAAAGATGCAGGCGATTGGCTCGACGGTGAAGGCGCAGCCGGCGGCTGACAAGCCGAAGACGGTGCAAGAATCGGCGAGCATCCAAGACCGCTACCTCAAGGGTATTGGTATCGCCGCACCTGGCTTGCCTGGTGCGGCCGGGCCGATAGGTGGCTGGCACTCGGGTGGTCTGGTTGGCTCAGCGCACACGCTGGGGCTGGTCGATCCGCACTCGATGACCGTCTGCACGAACGCGGTGAACTCGGCCGAGTCTGCACTGAACTCCGCTTCGGCCGTGACGACTCTCAGTGCAGCCGCGCGAGCCTGCGAATGAACTGGCTAACCCTGCTCATCCTGTTCGCCGCCTCATACGGGTCGGTGTTTCTGCTCAGGGTGCAGTCGAAAAACGTCAATCAGGGGCGCTATATCGCGTCCGTGGTGACGTCCTTCGGTATCAGCGTGGGTCAGTTCACCTTTGCGCACGCGGCCGCGTCAGGATCGCTCTATGCGTTCTTCGCGAGCGCGGCCGGCGGGTGCTGTGGGATCGCGACGAGCATCTGGTTCTATCAACGATTCATGGAGAAAAAGCGCAATGCCGCTCAAAGCGCCTAAGAGGCCCAATCCGCTGAAAGAGATCGCGGACAAGATCAACCAGACCACGGGCAAGCCGCTCGATCTGTCGAAGACGAAGACGCCGCTCGAGGGTTCGCCGCGTCGCCCCAAGGTGCCGCCCGCAAGATGACCATCGTCGTTGACAACCCCGATGTGCTGATCGAGCGCCGCGCGGTCTCCCGCGTGCGCCTGTCGCTGCTGCCCGAGATTTACGTCGAGCGCGGCACCAAGGCCGACTGGGATCTGCTGCACGAGCTCCACTACAAGGCGGAGAACCTGCCGTTCGGGCCGATCTTCTACCGGTGCGTGCTGCGTGAGCAGACGATCGGTGTGGGCGTCATGACGGTGTCCTCCGCACTATCCTCGGGCCGCAACGAGGTCTTCAAGCACCTGCGCCCGAATCAGAACGGCATGGACACCAAGCTCATCAACAAGTATCGGATGAACTGGCTGAACGACAACGCCTGCACGAACAGCCGCCTGGTGCTCGACACGATGTATCGCGGCGCCGGCATCGCCTACCGGATGCAGAACCTCATGATGCGCCTGTCCGGCTCGAGCATCGTGGAGTTCCAGTCGTCCATGTCGAAGTTCAACCCGTTCGCGGCCAAGGCAGGGGTGCGCTTCGTGCGCCCGCGGCCGAGCGCCAAATACAGGTCGGGCCTCGAGCTGTTCCGGCGCTGGTTCGAATCCGTGCCGTCGGACTACGTCGGCGTGATGGAAGAAATCGAGCGAATGCCGGCGCCAATCCGCGAGAAGTGCGTCGCGGAGCTGCGGGCCTACTACTTCCGCAATTCGAGCCGCGAGAAGTCGGGCAACAAGCGCTTTGACGCCGCCGCGCGCATCGAGGGGATGGAAGTGAGCTGGCTGCTCAAGCAGCTTCAGCAACTCGTCTTCGCGAGCCCGCTCTATGGGGTCTACCTGAACCCCGACTATGACGTCGATGCCCGCGCGCCGCGTGAGCTGCCCGCACGGATTCCGCTGCTCGCATATGACAACCAGCCGGTGGATGCGCCGCTTGACCTCTCCAGACTCTCGGGAGCCCTTTAAATGCACCTGACGACGAAGCAGATCGAACTGCTGCGCGTGATCGCCACGGCGAACCCGGACGGCACCGCGTGCGACCTCGACCAGGTCATCGAGCGGATCAACTACGAAACCACCAAGGCGTCGATCCAGTTCTCAATCCGCGCGCTCATCAGCCACGGGCTCATCGAGAAGTCTGGAGCCGAGAAGCGGCGGGGCCGCAAGCGGGTGCTCATCTCGATCACGAAAGAAGGCCGCGGTTATGTCCTCGCTCCGGTTGCAGCCTCTCCGGGTCCGGCATTCATCGCTTCCGAAGAAGAATTGCTGCTGGAAGAAATCTTCGAAACCTGATTCCGGGACCGCGATGGGTTCTCTCCAAGTGACTTGGGCTCCCGTCGCTTTCCCGTATATAAAACATATAAACATTAAAGATAAGAGTAATGAAGAATGAAGAACACATAGATCAATGCTCGGCGGCACGGGTAATCGGCACGGGCGCCCCAAGCCCAACCCTGCTGAACGCGGCGATCGCGTCCGCCCTCGGCTTCATCGTCGAGATCCAGGACGACCTGGTCAAATGCTGGCGACCGGAAGCCGGTGTGCCGGATGAAACCAACTGGGTTCCCGCGATTGACTTCGTGCTGCACGAAACACTGTGCGCAGAAGCGTTCGAGAAGCGCGGGATTCAGTTCTTCTTGCTTCCCGCAGACACCGGTGGGTGGGTATGCGTGTTCGAGCTCGATGGCGAGCTTCTGCGCACGTCTAATCAGCCCGACGAGGGACGTGCGCTCGCGCTCGGCCTGCATCATCTGATCTGCGCTGATAAGGACAGTCAAAACTGACTGTTGACAAATGCCGCGGCCGCGGCTACATTGGAGCCCTGATTCGTTTTTTATGTCTCCGAATGGGCGCCAACCTCCGCGCCCTTTTTTTTTGAAAAGACGAAACAGAAGGACTGGCAGTGACGAAGGCACCGGCACCAGCAGCACCCAAGAGCAAGCATGCCCGTCTCACCCCGAAGCAGTGGGCCGAGGCCGAGGCGCTATGGGAGTCGGGCGAAGTCACGCTCGTCGATCTCGCCAACCGTTTTGGCAAACACAAATCCGCCTTCTCCGCGCACTTCAAGGCCAAGGGCATCGTGCGCGCGAGCCGCAAGGAAGAACACGCGGCCGCGGTGAAGGAAGAAGTGAAAAAGGCGTCGATCGATGACGCCACAGTGCTCGCTGCGCGCATCAAGGAGACCAAGGAGGAGCACTACAAGATGGCCTCGGGTCTCGCCAAGCTCTCCTGGAATGAGATCCTGCAGGCGAAAGCAGCCGGCCACGCATTTTCCACCGTGCTCAACAACCTCAAGGCGCTCGATTCGGCGATGACGGTGCTCAAGAAGGCACGTGAGGAGCGCTGGGCAGTGCTGGGTCTGGACAAGGATGACGGCATGGATGAAGACGGCCTGCCTGAACTCGTCATCAGCGAACTGACGGCCGAACAGATCCAGGCGCTGCGCGAGCGCGACGAAAGCGAGCTGGACGACCTGCCGGGCGAGGGCGACGTCGAGGAGCTCGACGACGTGGTCGAAGAAGGCGAGGACGACGATGGCGCGTAAGACCGCGGCCCTCTCGCTGCACCCCAAACAGATGATGGTCTTTCAGGACCGCCGCCGCTTCCGGGTGGTGGTGGCCGGGCGCCGCTGGGGCAAGACCGCGCTTTCAAAAGTCTTGCTGATCAAGTTCGCCCAGATCAAGCGCCGCAAAATCTGGTATGTCGCCCCGACCTACAAGATGGCCAAACAGATCATGTGGACCGATCTGCTCGAGGCGATCCCGAAGAAGTGGGTCAGGAAGGTCAACGAGACCTCGCTCACCATCTACCTGCGCAACGGCAGCCGCATCGAACTCAAGGGCGCCGACAAGGCCGACTCGCTGCGCGGCGTGGGTATCCACTTTCTCGTGCTCGATGAATTCCAGGACATGAGCGAGGAGACGTGGACCAAGGTGCTGCGCCCGACGCTCGCTGACACCGGTGGCCACGCCATGTTTATTGGCACGCCCAAAGCCTACAACTACCTGCACACCGTCTACATGCTCGGCCAGCGCGGCGACGAGTATCTGGACACGAACGGCCGCATGCGCCTGAACGACTGGGCAAGCTGGCAGTTCCCGACCTTCACGTCGCCCTTCATCCCGCGCTCGGAGCTCGAGGCCGCCAAGCGCGACATGGACCCGAAGTCCTACAAGCAGGAGTTCGAGGCGAGCTTCGAGACGATGAGCGGGCGCGTCTACTACCCGTTTGACCGCGCGATCCATGTCTCGAAGCTGGAGTTCAATCCGCGGCTGCCGATCTGGGTGGGCATGGACTTTAACATCGACCCCATGTCCACCGTGATCTTCCAGCCGCAGGAGAACGGCGAGCTGTGGGCGGTGGACGAGATCGTGCAGTTTGGCTCGAACACCGAGGAGACGGCTGACGCGCTCGAGAAGAAATACTGGCGCTACCAGAAGCAGATGACGGTCTACCCCGACCCGGCGGGCGGTCAGCGGCAGCACGCGCGCGGCGAGACGGACCTGGACATTCTTCGCGAGAAGGGGTTCAAGCGCATCAAGTTTCGCCGCAAGTCCCCGCTCGTGGCCGACCGGGTGAACTCGGTGAACCGGATGCTGCGCTCGGCCGACGGCCAGGTGCGCCTGCGCATCGACCCGTCCTGCAAGCACTTCATCAAGTCGCTGGAACAGACGATCTACGTTCCTGGCTCGCGCGATGTCGACAAGAAGACCGGCACTGAACACTCGGCCGACGCCGCCGGCTACTGCATCGACCTCGAATTCCCGGTTCGCCGTCTGGAACTTGGCGGGCTTTCTGTCTAACCCTGCGGATAGTCAAAACTGACTGTTGACAAAGCGCCGCACCTCACGAATACTCACGACCAATGGAAATCAAGCACTTTACCGCCGGCGAGCAGTTCTCAATCGACCCGAATGACGTCGATTCGGCTGCCGCTATGGGCATCGCCCCTGTCGCTGACGACGAGCAGAAAAAGCTCCGCGCGCTGGTCGCGCGCCGTCACCCCGAATACGAAGACCACGTCAATCACTGGCACTTCATCGAGGAGACGTATGAGGGCGGCCGCGAGTGGTTCAACGACAACGTCTTCCGCTACATCAAGGAAGGCGACCGGGAATATAACGACCGCCTCGCGCGTGCCTACCGCTTCAATCACACGAAAGAAGTGGTCGACCTGCTGAACAAGTATCTGTTCAAGCAGGCCATCACCCGCAACGACACCGACGCGCCCGATTGTGTGAAGCAGTTCTGGCTCAGAAGCACCCGCAACGGTCTGGGCATTCAGGACTTCGCTCGCCAGATCGCCTCGCGCACCTCCCGCCAGGGCCGCATCGGCATCGTGATCGACAACACCAAGACGGACGCGGTGGAGACTGTCGCCGAGGAGCGTCAGGCTGGCGTCATGACCTACGCGTATCTGGTTGGCCCCGAGCAGTTGCTGGACTACAGCTACGACGGCATGGGCGCGCTGAACTGGGCACTGATCCAGGAGACTGCGCGCGACGACTCCGACCCGCTCACCTCAAGCGGCGCGATCCTCCAGCGCTTCCGTCTGTGGACGAAGCAGGACTGGCACCTGTTCGAACTCCAGGGCAAGGGCAAGAAGCAGAAGGTGGTCGAGATCGGTAACGGCAACCACAATCTGGGCGTGGTGCCGGTGATCCTCGCTGACCACGTGATTACCGACGAGCTGTATGTGGCGCCGTCGATGATTGACGACATTGCCTACCTGGACCGGGCCGTGGCGAACTACCTGTCGAACCTGGACGCCATCATCCAGGACCAGACGTTCAGCCAGCTCGCGATGCCGGCGCAGGGCATGATGCCGGGCGACGACAACTACACGAAGATGATGGAGATGGGCACCAAGCGCATCTTCCTCTACGACGGCGAGGGCGGCGAGCCCAAATACATTTCCCCGGACCCTAAGCAGGCCCAGATGATCCTCGCGGTGATTCACAAGATCATCAACGAGATCTACCACACCGTTGGTCTCGCTGGCGAGCGCACCAAACAGGACAACTCGCTTGGGATCGACAACAGTTCAGGCGTCGCTAAAGCCTACGACTTCGAGCGAGTGAATGCTCTGTTGGCGGCCAAGGCAGACTCCCTGCAGTCGATCGAGAACAAGATTGCGGCGCTGGTCGCACTCTGGAACGGCGAAGAACTCGCCGACGATCAGCAGTTTGTCACCTACCCGGATGACTTCGACACGCGCGGACTCTACGACGAGTTCGACATTGCCGCACGTCTTGCTCTCATCGAAGCTCCTGACTCATTGCGCCAGGAGCAGATGAAGGCGGTGATCGAGAAGCTGTTCCCGCAGCTTTCGAAGGATATCAAGAGCAAGATCCTCGCCGACCTCAAGGACTGGCCGCCGGCCGGGCCGCTGGAGCTTCAGGCCCAGCAGCAAAGCCAGCAGCAGCTCCAGAAATACTCGGACCGCGCGGTGGCGACTGAATCGCTGACGACGAAGTCCGAAGGCTAACCCCACGCCGGCCAAGTGATGCGCCGGCATTTTCACAACTACGACCTAGAGACTGGTCAAGGAACGACGAAACATGAATGCACTTTTGCGCAAACTGATGCTCTCCCAACGCTACATGGACGCGGCGGGTGAAGAAGGCTCGAAATCGGGCGGTGCAGCGGCAATCGCCGCGGGCCTCGCAGCCGAAGCAGCCAAGGCAGCCGCCGAGAAAGCGGCCGCCGAATCCGCCGACGCGGAAGCCGCAGCCGCCGCAGCCGCCGCCGAAAAAGCAAAGCAGGGCGCGGGCACCGGCGAGCGCAAGCCGACCGACGAGGAAGCCAAGCTGCTGAAGGAAGTGATGCAGAAAAAGGGCAAGCTCGACGAGGCCAATGCGGCGCTCACGGCAGCCCAGGAGCAACTGAAGAAGTTTGAGGGCATCGACCCCGAAGCGGTGCGCGCGCTCATCAAGGAAAAGCAGGACGCCGAAACCGCTGCGCTTGAAGCGAAGGGCGAGTGGTCGCGCCTGAAAGAGCGCATGGCCGAAGAACACGGCAAGGAAAAGAAGACCCTGCAGGAACAGATCGACTCGCTCAAGGGCGAACTCGGCAAGCGCGACGGCGTGATCAACGAACTCACAGTCGGCACGCAGTTCTCGCAGTCGCAGTTCATCAGCGCGGAGCTGGCGCTGACGCCCGCCAAGGCGCGCGTCATCTATGGCGATCACTTCGAGCTGGTCGACGGCAAGGTGGTGGCATACGACAAACCGAAGGGCGCGGCTGAGCGCACGATGATCGTCAACGGCGCTGGTTCGGCAGTCAGTTTCGACGAAGCGCTGCGCAAGATTGTCGAGGCTGACCCTGAGAAGGATCACCTGCTCAAGAGCAAGGTGAAGCCAGGCGCCGGTTCGGATTCGCGCCTCGCGAACGGCAAGATCACCGCACCCGTCAAGGAACACTCGGAAGCGAAGGGTCTGTCGCGCATCTCGGCGGGCCTGAAGGGTCTGAATGTGAAGTTCAACGGCTAAGTTTTGCGGACACTAAACAGTCAAAACTGACTGTTCAAAATAGCCATTTTGTGATATTGTGGCGTCCTATCGGTGACTAAAGCGACCTAGGCCCGAAACGAAGCTGTTTCAATCAATTTGGAAAGGAAAAGACATGCCTCTTTTGCAAACTGTGGCCGAATCGCTGAGTAACAACCAGCTCGTCGCAGGCGTCATTGACGAAATCATCGACCGGGACGACCTGTTCTCGGTTCTGCCCTTCACCGGCGTGAACGGTAAGGCGTATGTGTATAACCGCGAAGACACGCTGGCTGGCGCTGACTTCCTCGACCCGAACGACACGGTGAACGAAAGTGCATCGACCGTCGAAGAAGTCGTGACGAAGCTGCGCATCCTGGCGGGCGACGTGGACGTCGACAAGTTCCTGCAGTCGACCGACAGCGACACCAACGACCAGATGGCGATCCAGATCGCCAAGAAGGCGAAGGGTGTGGCGCGCGTGTTCCACCAGACGCTGGCAACGGGCGACGCAACCGCCAACCCGAAGTCGTTTGACGGTCTGCCGAACCTGTCTGTGCAGGCTGGCGGCACGCAGACGATCGCCGCTGGCGCGAACGGCAACGCCCTCACGCTGACGATGCTGGACGAGCTGCTCGACGCAGTGCCGAACGGCGCTGACGTGATCGTGATGCGTCGTGGCACGATCCGCGCATTCCGCGGTCTGCTGCGCGCGACCTACGGCACCGACGCTGTGATGCAGCAGTTGGAAAACTTCGGTCGCCCGATGCTCACGCACAACGGCGTGCCGATCATCATGAACGAGTTTCTCGGCGCGAATGAAAGCCTCGGCACGGGCAACAGCCTGTGCTCGGTCTACGCACTGCGCCTGAACGAGCTGGATGGCTTGCACGGCATCTACGGTGGCGGCGATGCAGGTATCGTGGTCGAGAACATCGGCACGGTGCAGAACAAGGACGCAACGCGTATCCGCCTGAAGTGGTATACGGGCCTCGCGCTGAAGTCCACGCGTTCGATCGCACGTCTGCAAGGCGTCTCCAACGTTTGATTGTCGCGATAGTCAAAACTGACTATCATAAGGGGCGGGCCGAAGGGCTCGCCCTTTTTCACATCAGGGATCACAAATGAAACTTCGACTTTTGACGGCGGGGATGGAGCGTTACACCGCACAACTGGGCGCCGTGTTCTTCGAGGACGGTGTCTCGACCGCTGACGTCTCGCATAAGGACGCCACGCGCATCGCTGCCGTCTACGCGTGCGAATACGAGGACGGCACCAATCCGAGCGTCTCGCAGTTCCTGCTTGACCAGATGCACGCGCCGGCGGTCTCGACCAGTGCGACAACCGTGGTGACGCAACCCACTGCGCCCGAACCGGTCGCCCCGGCCAGCCCCGCCGCGAAGGTGTGGGACGAGAAGGATCTGGCTGCGATCGCCGACGAGAAGGGTATCGGTGGCCTGCGCGAGATTGCGGACGAAATGGGTATCAAGAACAACTCCATCCGTGGCCTGATCGACGCGATCGTCAAGGCAACGGGCGGCGTCTTCGAAGAAAAGGGCGAGTAACGCGATGCAGGTCTTTCTCGCTGGAACCAATGTCCTGTGCGTGATTCCGCTGCTCGACCGCAGCGGCGCACCCCTGAACGTCGCCTCGGTGGACTACCGCATCGTCGACCAGGCGAACACGGAGCTGGCCGCACGCGTCACGCTCGACAGCTACACGCCCGGCGCCTCCAGCGCGCAGGTCACGGTTCCGGCGGGTCTGAACGCACTGGGCGCCGCGCCCACCGAACACACGGTGCCGACTCGCGAGGGTCGCATCGTTGAGCTGTTCCTGACGCTCGCCGACGGCAACAGCGTCGGGCTGACGTATGTCTACGGCCTGGAGCCGGTGGATACGCTGGTGCCGGGTATGAACAGCTTCCAGACCTACGCGCAGGCCCAGATCACGGCGATCGACATTCCGAACACGCCGGCCTGGGACGCGGCAAGCGACGAGGATCGCTACGCGGCCATGATCGAGGCCCGCTGGCATCTGTGCAAGCTCAGCTACTACCTGCTCAACTCGAACCTGAACTTCGGCCAGGACAGCATGAACTTCGTCCCGGAAGGCACGTATATCTCCAAATATGCGGCCACCGACAGCCTGTTCATGTTCGACGGCAATCTCGAGCTCCTGAACGCGCAGCAGTTCGACTCACTGCCCGAGCGCTTCAAGGGCGCACTCAGAAAGGCCCAGGTCGCGGAAGCCGAAGCGATCCTCGCGGACGACCCGATTGCGCTCAAGCGTGACATGGGCCTGGTCTCGGACTCGGTCGGCGTGACCAGGCAGACGTTCCGCTCCACCAAGCCGCTGGACATGCCGGTGTGCAAGCGCGCCATGTCCTACGTGAGCTACTTCGTCACCAACGCCAAGAGGCTCGCGCGCACATGAGCTATGACGACCTGACCCAGACGGTGATGGGCGATTACCGCTCGTTTCTATCGGCGCTCACCGGGCTCTACCTTGGTGTGACGACGCCGGGCGCAACCGTCACCCCGCAGACCCTTGCAAGCGTCTCGACAAGCGCTCACGCACTCGCGAAGACGTTCATCGCGCGTGCCGAAAGCGAGATGACGCGCTACGCAGCAGCGCTCGGTGTGGACCCGCTCACGAGCGCGTGGTTCGCGACTGCACTCTCCGGGGTGCATGTCACGGTCGCGCAGAACATCAAGACCGTCATGAAGCGGCTGCGCGGCGCCGGCACAAGCCCCGCGGCGATGCTGAAGAACGCCACCGGCGGCATGGGGCTGCTGGTGCAGAGCAGGCTCGGCGCGCTGGACTTCCGCGCGAGCGATGCCGGTGGGCGCATGTTCGAGGCCAACACCATCATGCGCACCACAATCCGCCAGTTCGCCGTGCAGACGGCCGTTGACGCGGTGGTGCTCGAAGCCGCGGGCCGCAGCCAGGACGTCGTGTTCATCGAGCGGGCCGACGCAAGTCCTGAAGAAGTGTCGATCGCGGGCAAGCGTGGCTACCTGTCGCTCGAGGAAGCCCGAAAGCGCGTCTTTCATCCCAACACCAAGGCGGTGCTCCATGTTTAATCCAGGCACGCCCTGCGTGATTCACCTGACCCAGAGCAAGACCAACGTGCATGGCGAGCCGCTGCCGGGGGCGACCGTCAGCGAGAAGGTTAGCGTGGTGAGGATCAAGATCAAGTCGAACAGAACCACTGCAGGGTCCGGCTCGGCGACGCATGGCTCGGCGTTCGAAATCGATGAGGATGCGATGCTGCTCTTTTCGCCCACCACGAAGGCGCAGATTGACGACATCGTCGAGGTCGCGAGCCTGAAGCTGCGGGTGGTCTCGAAGTCTCCCCAGTTTGATCTGAACGGCCGGCTCGATCACCACGAGCTGCGTCTGAACGTCTGGAGCGCACCATGAACCTGCTGCCTTTTGCGCAACGCCTCGAGGACGCTGGTCTCGGCGTGCAGGGCCAGTCGATTTTCGTCGACCAGATGCCGATGACGGTGACGACGGCGCTGATGCTGCGCAACCCGATCAGCGGCGTGCCGATCGACAACTACCTGCCGGGCTTCTACCGGGCCCGGTTCCAGGTGATCGCACGCGCGCCGACCTACGACGCCGGACAGGCACTGGTGCGCCAGGCGATAGCGACGCTGCGCGTGCCGGCGGAGACCATGATCGGCACGATGAAGGTGAATTTCTGCCGTCCGGTGGCGCTGCCGGTCGCCTATCCGCTATCGAGCGCGAACCTGATCGAGTGGAACGTCATCTTCGAACTATGCTTCGTGAGCGATGAGGAGCTGGCATGAGCGTGACTGTCGAAGGCACGAATCTCGGCTTGCTGCTTCAGCAGATGGGCGAGAAGGTCACGCGCGGCGTCTTTGCGCAGATGAAAGTCGAGGCGGAGAAGGTCGCGCAGAAGGCGCGCGAGTTCGCCCCCGTCGATCACGGCAACCTCGAACAGGCGATCAAGGTGCGCGAGGCCGGCGGCGGACGCAACGAACTGGGGCAGTTCGCGCGCAAGAGCGTCGAGGTCTATGTCGACGGCGAAATGCCTGTGCCTGAGCGTCCCGGCAAGACGGTGGGTGACTACGCCTACGAGATGCACGAACACCTGACCCCGGCCGGTCCCCTGCAACTTGGTCCGAAGTCCGAAGCGAAGAACGCGGGCTCCGGGCAGGTCGGGGGCAAATACATGGAGCGCGCGGGCGATGCGGTGGCGGCAGAAATTCTCGCCTCGCTCACCGACGCGGCCCTCAAGGCGGGCGCCTAGTGACTCTGCAGGACGCCTGTGGTATAGTCGCGCGACAGTCAAAACTGACTATCAAAACCTCTTTGCAAAGGAGTTTCAATGGCAAGCGATACAAAAAACGTAAAGCTGGGGGTCTGCACCGTGTATTACGGCGGCGTCGACCTCGGCTATACGCAGGGCGGCGTGACCGTGACGGTGAAAACCAACACCCACCCGGTCAACGTTGACCAGTTCGGCAAGACGACCATCAACGAACTGATCATGCAGCGCGACGTGACAGTGAAGACTCCGCTGGCAGAAACGACGCTGGAAAACCTGGTGTCGGTGATGCCGGGCGCTACGCTCGTGAACATCGGCGGCTCGGTCGCAACGGGCTCGGTGACGGTTGCATCGCTGCCGGTCGACGGCGACACGCTGACGGTCAACGGCGCGGTCTTCACGTTCCGCGCAGTGCCGCAGTTCGAAACCGACATTGCCATCGAAGCTGATGTGGATGCGCAGGCAACGGCGATCGCCGCGGCACTGGCGAGCGTGATCTCGCCGGCCGTCTCGGTGGCGAACTATGTTGCCGCCGCCGCCGCTGTGAACATCACCTACGGCACGAAGGCAACAGCGGGCAACAACTTCTCGCTGGCGACCTCGGTCCCGGCGAAGCTGACTGTCTCGGGCGTGAAGCTCTCGGGCGGCGCTGATCCGACCGACAAGCACGTGGACGTGACGACCGGCGTGGGCACCGACCTGCTCTCGATCGCGAAGGAGCTGCGTCTGCACCCGGTGTCGAAGGCCATCAACGACTACTCGGAAGACTTCGTGATTCCGCTGGCGGCAACGTCGGGCGCGTTGAACTTCGTCTACGAAGTCGAGAAGGAACGGATCTACGACGTGGACTTCACGGGCTACCCCGATCCGACCACGAAGAAGCTGTTCTCGGTCGGCACCGCTCCTGCGTAACTGCTGATATAGTCAAAACTGACTACCCAAGCCCCGCTGCCTCAAGCGGGGCTGTCTCACTCCCAAGGAGTATGCACATGGCAAAGATTCTGAATCTGGATGCACTGAGTGGCGCGGAAAAGCGCGAACTGGTTCTGGGTGGCAAGAAGTATGAAGTGCCGGCCCTGACGGTTGCCAACTTCATCGAGACGGCGCGCATCGCGCAGAAGCTCGCGGACGACCCGAACGCCACTGTCGCTGACCAGGTGGACGCCGCGGTGGACATGATCGTGCGCAGCGTGCCGAAGGTCGCGCGCGAGACGCTTACGGCCTGCTCGCTGGAGCAACTGAACACGATCACCGCCTTCATCCGGGGCGACGACGTGGAAAAAGCTGAAGCGGCCGCAACTGCCGCCAGCGAAACCGGCGAGGGCGCCGCGGGAAACTGACACCGCCGGCACTTGAGGAGCTCGATTTCGGGTTCCTCTTTTGCCGGGTCGCGCACTTCTACGGCTACGACGACGAGCGGATTCTCGGCTGGACGATGCAGCGCTTCTGGCTGTTTCACGAGAATGTGGATCGAATCTCGGCGCAAAAGGATATGCGGACCCTGACGGTGTCGGCCAGCTCCCAGAGTTCTGAAGGTGCGACCGCCTACCGCAAGCAGCTCATTGTCGAGATTGGAAACATCGCGAAGATGAGCGCCTCGGCGATGGCGGCCCAGAGTGCAGAGCGGGATGAGGGAGGCATCAATCTACTCAAGCAGATGGCCGGACAAACCATAGGGTCGAGGATTTAAAGATGAGCATCGGTGGCGAGATCAAGGTTGTCCTCACGCTGGACGACAGTGGCTTTACCCTCAAGACGCAACGGGCCAAGGAGCAATCCGATGCGCTCGGTGCGGGTCTGAAGGGTCTTCAGTCCACAGCGGCCGGCGTTGAGGCGCCGATGCAGGATCTCGCCAAGACGATGGAAGGCATCGCCTCATCGCTGGGCGACTTCGCCAAGACCACCAAGGCGGCTGACGCCTCTGTCAGCCCGCTTGGCAAAAGCGTTAGCGCTGCTGCCGAAGCGATTTCGAATCTTTCCCAGGGTCTCTCGCAGGCCGCCAGCACCGCCACGCAGGCTCAGAAGTCCCTGCAGGGCGTCGGTGAAGCTGCCGCGCCCGCTGCAAAGAGCACTGAAGCCGCGGCTGCCGCAGCAAGCACGCTTGCCGCCAGCTACGACAAGACTGTGCCCGCGCTGCTGCGCGCACGCACGGGTCTAACTGAAGCCGGCGCTGCCGCCGCCAGGTCTGCGGCAGAGCTGAACGCCGCGAATAGCTCGATGACGGCGTCGGGCACCAAGGCGGTCGCAGCCCTCCTGCAGGCGCCCAATGCCGCGATGAAGGCGGCGCTCGCCAACAACCAGCTTGCCGCCTCGGCGAACAAGGCCGCCGGCGCAAAGAACAACCAGTCGGCTGCCGCCACCAGGGCGACGCAGTCGAACGCCGCGCTCACGAAGGCCATCACGTCGCTTGAGACGACGATCGCCAAGCTCGCGGGCACGGTCATCCAGCTCGTCAAGGCGAACAACAATCTCGCCGTATCCACCGACAAGAACACGGTCGCCACCGAAGCGCTCAGCCGCGTCACCCAGGCCAATACCAGCGTCACGGCTGCCCAGAGCAACGCGATCAGCGCAGCGGGGCGCAACATGTCCACCGTGCGCGGCCAGGCCGACGCACTGACGGACTCGCTCAAGGGCATGGCGCAGATGTGGGCCGCCCTGAAGATCGAGAACGGTCTGAAGGCAAGCGTCGGTGACGCAGCCGCGATGCAGCAGCAGCGCACGGTCGTGGAGTCGCTGAACCTGCCGGGCGGGCAGACTCAGGAGTTCTTCGACAAGGCGTTCGATCTGACCAAGACGAACAAGTTTTTGTCGCAACTGGACGCGGTGAAGTCGCGCATGTCGGCGATCGCCTCGGTCGGCGAGAACAACGTCGGGGTGATCGACGCGACGCTCCAGACGGCGGTGCGCGCGGCCAACAATCTGCAGTCGATGGGCATGGCCCACGGCGACATGCAATCGACGATCCGCAACCTCTACGGCGTGGTCGAGACGCGCCAGCAGGTCAACGACCCCGAGGCCGCCAAGCGCACCTTCAACCTGCTCCAGCAGATCTCGACGGCCACCGGCGGCAAGGTCCAGATCCAGGACGCGGAAACCGTGCTGCGCCAGATGGGCACCGGTGCGGCACGCCTGTCTGATGACGGCCTGACCAACCTCATGGCAGTGGTCGACCAGTTCAAGGTCGCCGGCGGTGAGGGCGGCGGTGGCGCTGGTGTGTCGCGTGTGGGCACGGCCTACAAGATGTTCCAGCAATACGCGCTGGGCAAGCAGATGACGGACTCGGCGGTGCAGATTTTCGCCGGCTCGGGGCTGCTGAACACGGGCGCGATCGACTTCGGCGCTGACCCGAAACAGGTGCGCTTCCAGGCGAAGCACGCGGGTCTCGTCGACGGCGACCTGGCGGCTGAAGACCCGGTCAAGTGGCTGCAGAAGCACTACGACGAGCTGCTATCCTTCACGCAGAAGAAGCAGAACCAGTCCAAGTATTACCAGGGCAAGGACATTAACGACCCGCAGGCGCAAGGCGTTGCGATCGCTAAGGTGCTGGTGGGTCTGGGCGTCACGACGACCGCGTCGCAGGCCATGTCGACGGCAATGGACCCCGCCTCGGCCAATCGCATCAACGCCCAGCGCGAGACGATCAAGGGCTCCAAAACCGTCGATCAGGTCAACGATCAGGTGATGAAGCAGTATTCAGGCGCCGTGCAGGAGTTCAAGGCGAACCTGAGCGACCTCGGCACGATGATCGGCAGTTCGGTGCTGCCGATGGTGACGTCGCTGATCCAGGGCATCAACAACCTGTTTGCGCTGTTCAAGTCGGTCGGGCGCGACAACCCGATGCTCGTCCAGCTCAGCACGCTCGCAGCCGCGGCGGGTGGCGTCATCCTGGCGTTCTCCGGCTTCACCAAGCTCACCGGCATCGTGGGTGGCGTCATCACGACCATCCGGGCACTCGCGGGTCTGACTGGGCCGGCAGAGCTGGCAGCCGCTACGACGACCGCAGCCGCTACGACCACGGGTGCGCTGACGGGCCTGCTCGAAGGGATCGGCCTCTTTGTCTCGACCGCGGGCAAGCTGTTCATGCGCGCGATCCCTTACGTGGGCTGGCTGCTGCTCGCGTGGGACTTGGCCAAACTGATCGGCGGTCTCGAAGTTGGCGGCCACAAGGTCGAGGACTGGTTCCAGCACTGGTTCGACTCACTGCAGAGCAAGGCGACCACGTTCTGGACGGACCTGAAGACCAAGTTCGCCGATATCAAGAGCTGGAAGCTGTTCGACGACGCCAATGCCAGCACGGGCGGCGCACCCGCTGCGCAGGGCGGCTCGCACTTCGTCAGCCGCACGGATTCGAACGCGCACGGCTCGACCTCGGGCGCCCCCAACGCGCGCGCGTCAGCGGACGCAGCACGCGTTCAGGCGGCGGACGCAGCACGTCGCGCCCGCGAAGCCGCCTTTAACGATCCGACAAGTGACCAGCGCGAAGCGAACCGCAACGCGGGCCTCGCTGCCCAGAACCAGCCGAAAAAGGTTGAGCCGAAGCATGGCGGTCTGGAGCTCGATGACTCCGACGCGAAGAAGCTCGCTGCGGGCACTGCACGGCCCAAGCGCGAGTTCGAAGACCCCTTCGTCAAGTTTAAGGACCAGATCGCCGCCAAGCTGAAGATCGACCAGTCCAGCCTCGGCGCACTGCTCACGCGCCAGCCCAAGGGCATGGATGCGCTGCGCAAGGATGCGACAGAGGAGTTCACCGCGAAGTGGCAGGGCGGCGACTTCGACAAGGCGCACGACCCGCGCAACCGTCAGTGGAAGAATGCTGACGGCTCGCTTGACGCGTCTAACGCGACGGTGCAGGCGACCATCAACCAGATGGCGCAGCTCAAGCAGGTCGAGGAGCAGAAGAAGGCGATCACGTTCGCCAACGAGCGGCTCGCTTCGACCGAGAACGACCTGAAAGAGGCGATGAGCAACGCGGCCGAGAACGGCTCCGCGAAGCAGACCCGCGAAATGACGGCGCTCGAGCGGGAACTGGCGCGCGCCGAAGAACGCCTGGGCACCGGCACAAAGGCATGGAAGGAGTGGAACGCGCGCAAGAATGAGGCGTTGCAGAACCGCGCGGGCGCCGACCTGCTCAACTTCACCTCCAGCTTCAAGAGCAAGGACGACCAGACGCTGCAGTCGCTGCTGCCGTTTAACAGCCAGCGCAAGACGGCCGCCTTCGACACTAAGGCGTCCAAGGACCAGGCGCAGTATCAGCTCGACATGAAGACGCTGCAGCAGTCGACCGACGCCGCCGTCGCCTCCGCCACGACGCCCGAGGCACGGGCTGCCGAGCAGAAGAAGGGGCTGGACCTGCAGATGCAGGCAGAGCAGGCATTCAACCAGCACCTGAAGGTGGTCGCCGCAGAACGCGCGCAGATCCTGCGCTCGCCGATGGACAGCCTCGTGCTGACATGGGGCGACACCTTCAAGTCCATGCAGGACGCGGAGGCGTCGTGGGCGAATGGCGCGATCAGCATGATCATGGACTTCGTCCAGACGGGCAAGCTCAACATCACGAAACTCGCCGAGAGCATGGCGCTCGACGTGCTGAAGATCAAGCTGCAGGAAACCTTCGCAACGCCGCTCAAGACGGGTCTGGACGCGCTCACGGGTCTGATCAACAGCAAGTTGTTTCCGAACGCCTCGACGGCAGCGGGCAACCAGGCCGCAGGCGCCGCACTCGACCAGTCGGCGGGGGTCGGCAGTGCCGCGCTCGGTCAGGCAACGGCCGTCGCGACAAAGGGGCTTCAAACCTTCACGCAGCAGGGCGTGCAGCAGGCAACGCAGGCGCTCGGCACGCAGGTCACGCAGATGGTGGCGACCGGCAACGTCCAGGGCGCGGCGACGACCTCGCTTGGAGGGCTCGCCAATGCCGCAATGGTTGCCGCCCAGGCACTTGCCTCGATTTCTGGCTCGTCGGGCGGTGGCGCCGGTGTTGGTGGCCTCGCAGGCTCGTTGGGCTCTCTGTTCGGCGCGGGTGGTGGCACGGCCGCTGATGGGGTCCAGGTGGGTGGCGCAATGGATATGTCCATGCCGACGGAAACGGCCCTGTTCGCCAACGGCGGGATCATGACGAGCATGGGTTCCATGCAGCTTCGAAAGTATGCAAATGGTGGCATCGCGAACAGCCCGCAGCTTGCCATGTATGGCGAGGGCTCGATGCCTGAAGCCTACGTGCCGCTGCCTGACGGCCGTTCGATCCCGGTCACGCTCAGCGGCGGCGCTAACAACGGCGACAACGGTAAGGGCGGGGCCGCGATGCCATCGGTAACGGTGAACGTCATCAACTCCACCAACCAGCAGGTCAACGCCCAACAAAGCCAGCCGCGCTTTGACGGAACGAAACTCATCATGGATGTGGTGTTGCAGGCTGTCTCGACGCCTGGCCCCTACCGTGACCAGATGAAGGGAGCCCTGAAAACATGAGTGATGTGACAACAGCGCCGACCGATTACGCCGCGATGCCGCTGCCGGACCTGCAGGATTCCGCGCAGCACGCGGTGCAGAGGGAGAACCCGGTGCTCGCCTCGAAGATGGACGGCGGCTACGTGGTGACGCGCCCGCGGCATACGCGACGCCCGCGCCGCACTTTCTCGTCGGGCTACACCTCATTCACCGACGACCAGAAGAAGCAGGTGTCCGATTTCTTCGATCAGATGCATGGCGGCTCCGACATGTTCTATTGGTGGAACCCCGCCGACGCGTCATGGCTGCTGGTGCGATTCACAACCGACACCACTCTGGCGTGGAAATACTCGGGTGCTGGTGGCACTCATTTGTGGGACGTCATATTCAAGGTTGAGGAGGTCTGATGCCGAACCATATTTCAGTCGCAAGCGTCGTCGAGAAGAACCGCCTGGGCAGCAGTGTCCCGTATCTGGTCTGTCTGGACGTCGATATTCCCGATCCGGTAACGGGCGCGGTTCTCGAAACGATGCACCTCGTGAACAACACCGAGGACATCGTGCTTCAGGGGGTGACGTATCTGAAGATGCCGTTCTCCATCGAGCTGAAGCAGGAGTCGGGCGCCATGCCACAGATCACCCTGACGGTGACGGACTATTCGCGCGCGCTGCTGGAGAAGCTGAACAACAACGGCGGCGGGGTGGGCTTTAACGTCAAGGTGTCGGTATTCAACTCGGATACCCTCGACCGCCCGCCCGAGGTCACGGAGTTCTTCGAGGTGCTCAACGCTGACGCCTCGAACTACGTGGTCAGCTTCACGCTGGGCGCCGAGAACGCGCTCGCGCGCCAGTTCCCGCGTCGCACGCAGCGACGCGACTTCTGCCAGTGGGTCTACAAGGATCTCGATACCTGCCGCTACACCGGCCAACTGACGGCGTGCGACCGCTCGCTCAATGGCGCGATGGGGTGCAGCAAGCACAACAACGTGGTCAATTTCGGTGGTTTTCCGAGCCTGACGTCTGCCAACTCAGTCTATAGGTAACAGTCAAAACTGACTGTTATAATCGAGCCATGACACATCTCAGCAACGCCGAACTGATCGGTATCCCATTCGCCTACGGCGGCCGCGGACCTGACGTCTTCGACTGCTATGGGCTGGTGCGCTACATCGTCGAGCGCGATACCGGGCGCACGCCGCCCACCCTTCAGAGCGCGGAAGACCCCAATGTCCTGCACGCAATGATGACCGGGCAGGCCCTGTTCTGGAAGCAGCTCGACGGCCCGCGCCCCGGTGCGGTCGCGCTCATTCGTATCGGTCGCACGGTCTGTCACTGCGCGGCCCTCATCAGTTACACGCACCTGATTCACGCGTGGGACAGGACGGGCGGCGTGACGATCGAGCGGCTCGACCAGTGGAAACATCGCATTGTTGGATTCTATGAATACGTCTGAGCCGAAGAAAAAAAGCAAGACTATCAACGCGCGCTGGGTGACCAACCCGTTCGAGCCGCTGATGAACATCCGCACCGAGACGTGGAAGTGGTATCGCGGCCGCACGCTGATTGACTATCTGCCGATCGGGATGAGCGACGAATACGTCGTCTCCAAGAACGGCCGCATCATTGTGTCCGAAGAGTTCAGCAAGACCTACCTGGACCCGGACGACTTCGTGGTGCTTTGCCCGGTCGTGCGCGGCGGTGGCGGCGGTGGCGGGAAGATGATCCTCCGTGCCATCGCCATGGTGGTGATTGCGGTCGCGTCGGTCTATACGGGCGGGGCCGCGGCATCGGCCTATACCGGCCTCGCCGCAGGTAGCGCGGCCGCCGCGGCAAGCACGACGTTTGCCGTCGTATCTGCCGTGACCGCCGCTGCGGTCATGGTCGCAGGCTCTCTGCTTGTGAATGCGCTGCTGCCGATGCCGACCGCGTCGGCTTCGCTGAACACGGGGATGACGTCCAGTTCGAGCTACGGCGCGGACGGGGCCAAGAACACCAGCACCGAGGGTCTGCCTGTTCCCGTCAACTACGGGGAATTCCAGCTGGCTGGCAACGTGATCGGCCTCTACACCGACGTGAATGGCTCGGACGCAAACAGCCAGATCCTCTACATGCTGATCAACGCGGGCGAGGGTCCGATCGCGTCGATCGGCAACATCAAGATCAATGACCAGCCGATTGCCGACTATGCCGAGGTCGAGCATCAGGAGCGGCTCGGCTATCCGACGCAGGGCGTGATCGACTGGTTCTCCCAGAACATCACGCCGATCAGTGAGAGCCTGCACATCACGGGAAGCGATTATGTGACGCTCACCACGTCCGACGTGGTCGATCAGTTCCGGCTCGACTTTAACTGCCCAACAGGGCTGTTCTCCGTCGACAAAACGACTGGCAACCTGACGCAGAACACGATCGTCCTGCTGATTGACTATCGCATGGTTGGCGGTGATGGCGCCTGGACGCCGCTGAAGGCCGTCCAGCGGCTCTATCACTACGTGACTGTCACACCCGTGCTCAGCCATGACGTGCCCAGCGTTCGCGACTCGTATGGCTACAGCAACGGCGATCTCGGGCAGGAGAACGTTGCGACGATTACCGGCATTGTGGTGACCGATGCGGTCAATCCGCAGAACCCGATCGCGCAATATGCGGTTGACCAGATCATGAGCAAATACGGCTACCTGATTGGTAAGCCGTCGATTTCCTGGCCGTCTCAGGCAATGCGCTCGCGCGACGACGTGTTTTCGGACGTCGATGTCCTGCCCTTTCAGGACTCGGTGTTCGAGGATGCCCCGAGCTCGGCGCTGACGATTCTCGACAACAGCCGCTCCGCGGTGCGTCGAACGTATCTGTCTCCGAAGCTGACCAACGGCCGGTATGAGATCCGCGTTCGCAAAGACCCCAATGGCTCTGCGCAACTGCTGGACAGCTCCGGGCACACCATCACCAATCTCGTTGCCGATGTCACCGACTCTGCGGCGAGCGATATCTACCTGACCGACCTGAACGAGATCACGGTCGGCGGCGTGGCCTACAACAACACGGCACTGCTGGCACTCAAGGTCAAGCTGGACGATCAGCTCTCCGGTGTGCCGAACGTCACCTTCAGGCACGGCGGCAAGATGGTGCGCGTGCTCTATCGCTCTGGCGCAAAGACCGTGCAGACGATGGAGCCGTCACGCAACCCCGCGTGGATCTGGTTCGACATGGCGACCAACACCCGCTATGGCGCCGGCATCAACGAATCGCGCATTGATCTGCAATCGGTCCTCACCTGGGCAGATTACTGCACCGCGAACGACCTGACCTGGAACGGCCCGATCGACTCGACGATGAATTTCTGGGACGCCTCGCAGCTTGTGCTGCGGGTGGGTCACGCGCAGACCGTCAACGTCGGCACGAAGTTCTTCATCGCGCTCGAGGCGCCGGCCGACCCGGTCATGATGTTCGGCATGGGCAATATCGTCCAGGACACGTTCAAGCAGACGTGGATTGGCAAGGCCGACCGGGCAACCGAAATCGACGTGACGTTCTACGACAAGGACGACAACTACAAACAGAAGACCGTCAAGGTGGCCGACGCATCGGTTGCCTCGGACGGCACGATGCAGAACGTCAGCGCCATCACGCTCTACGGAGTCGACGAGATCACGAAGGCGTTCAAGGAAGGCGCATTTGCGCTGAACCTGAACAAATACATCCAGCAGACGGTCGAGTTCCAGGCGCCGCTCGAGGCGCTGGGCTGCACCGTGGGCGATGTGGTGCTCGTGCAGCACGACATGCCGGCGTGGGCCGCGAGCGGCCGGCTTGCCGCCGGCTGCACCAGCTCGACCATCAAGCTCGACAAGATCGTGACGATGGAAGTGGGCACGCAATACAAGCTGCTCACACTTCAGGACTTCGTTGAGCGCGCCCGCGTGACGGTCGCGTCGATCACCGGCAACTACGTCGCTTTCGCTGAAGGGATGCCGACCGCCTCGCGCGTCATGCGGCTTATCAGCGACAACGGCACGGACGTGGCGATCACCGGCGTGTCCGACGCGGGCGTGTTCGTCGATCGCACGGACGGTATTGCGCAGGGCTGGGGCGCGCGCCTCATCGACACCGACGTGGTGGAGGAGGCCGACGTCGTGACCCAGCCGGGCGAGACCGATACGATAACGCTTGCGACGCCGCTCACCTACACGCCGTCGCAGCTCGCGAACTACATGTTCGGCGATATCACGCGCGTGAAGAAACCCTACCGGGTGAAGGCGATCACACTCGGCAGCAGCGACCTGACGCGTCTCGTGACGGCAATCGAATACCGCCCCGAGGTCTATGACCTGACGAGCTACAACGGCGTGCTCGGCACGCTTGCGCCGCCCATGCTCGATCCGAAGCAGGCGGCGATCAGCGTCGTGCGCGACCTGACGGTCTACGAGGAAACCTACGTTTCGGGCTCGCAGATTCGGTCAGATGTGGCGGTCAACTGGTATGCACCGATGATCGGCAGCTATGCCGGCGCCGATGTCTACCTGCAGGTCAACAGCGGGCCGAACCAGAAGGTTGCTACGGTCCAATCTGCAAGCCGCTATACGCTCAACGCCAACAAGGGCGACGTGCTGACAGTGCGCGTGGTCGCGTTCGACATCTGGGGCAAATACACGAGCTATGACCAGTCGCCGGTCGCCACCTACACGGTGGTCGGCCAGATCGGCAGCATCGAGGTCGGACAAGTCTCGGGCGCGGACTACTACTGGTCGGGGCGCGACTGCAAGATCACCTGGCGCTACAACGCGACGACCGCCGCGTTCGAGTTCGGCTCTGAGCCCAATGGTGCCGACCAGGGCACGCTCGACCCGCAGTTCATGGACTACGAAATCCGCGTCTACGACAAGGACAAGCAGCACCTGCTGCGCACCGAGCACACGACCGACAACTCATACGTCTATTCCTACGACAAGAACGTCGCCGACGGGCTGCACCGCTATCTGCATTTCGAGATCGCAATGCGCGACAAGTTCGGCAACGTGGGCAAGTGGGCGACGCTCGATGCGTATAACCCGCCGCCGCAGGTGGTAGCGGCCGGCGTGAACGCGTCCTATGACCGCGCGACAGTCGCCTATCAGCACAGCGATGATCCCGATTTTGCCGGCGCGATCATCTGGATGGACCAGGACCCGAACGTGCCGATGACGGACGGCTACAAGGTGTTCGACGGCCCGGATATGTCCATCCTGCTGTCAAACCTGATGTTCAACGCCGACTATTACCTGCGCATCGCCGCGTATGACGCATTCGGCGAGGATGAGCTGCTGCCGTCGGCGGAGATTCACTTCCGCACGACCTACATGGACGTCAATGCGATTGCGGCAGGCGTCCTCTCGGACTCGCTGCTGGTGCCCGCGCTGCAGGCCCGTCTGAACCTGATCGACGGACCCGACAGCATAGTCGGAAGCGTCAACGCTCGCCTGAGCTCGGTGCAGACCGATATCTTGGATCAGGTCGGCACCGACATCACGACGACGCAGAACATCGCGCAGTCGGCTACCAGTGCGGTGTCGAGCCGGGTGGATACGGTGAGTGCGAAGGTGGACACCAACGCCGCCGCCATCCAGACTGAAACCACCGCGCGCGTGAACGCCGACGGCTCACTGAGCACGCAGATCAGCACGGTGGCGGCCAATACCGCCTCCAATCTGGCGGCGATCCAGACCGAGACCAGCGCGCGCACGTCCGCAGATAGCGCGCTGTCGAGCCGCATCGATACGGTGAGCGCCAGCGCCAGCAACGCGCTGGCCGCGGTGACTACCGAGACGAACGCCCGCGCTTCTGCCGATAGTTCGCTGTCGAGCCAGATCACGACGGTCGTCTCGCAGGCAAACAGCAACACCGCGGCCATCCAGACGCAGCAGACGGTCACGAACGGGCTGTCGGCGCAATACACGGTCAAGATCGACAACAACGGCACCGTGTCGGGCTTTGGCCTCGCGTCCTACCCGGTGAATAGCGGGATCGTCAGTGAGTTCATCGTCAATGCCAACAAGTTCTCAGTCATTATTCCAGGCGCCCCCAAGAGCTATCCCTTCACGATTGGCACGGTGAATGGCGTCGTTCAGACGATTATGTCAAGCGCGATCATCGGCGATGCCGCGATCAACACTGCAAAGATCGGCGACGCGCAGGTGAACACGTTCAAGATCGGCGGCAATGCGGTCACGGTGCCTGCCTCGACCACGCGTGGTGACGCCGTGGGTGGCAACAATATCTCACGCAGCGGCGGCAGCTACTCGGGCAGTCTGAACTACGGTGGCGGCCTGACGTTTTCTGTCACGGACGCCAATGCGGTGACACAGATCCTCATCTTTGCCACGCAGGGTAATGGTGCGCTCGATACCAACAGCACGGTATGGGCGGCCGAGTTGCGGCTGAACGGCGTCACGCAGAACGGGGTGTCAGGCTATTACTGGCAGGACACCTTCACGCTGGCGTGGGGCGGAACGCTTGGACCCGGCACCTACACGGCGGAGCTCTACTGGGGCGCGGCGGGCGCAAGCTCATCCCTGAACGCGCGCTCGATCATGTCTATTGGCTGCAAGAGGTAAGCATGGCAGACACCATCATGGATAGTCACGAAACGTTTCTCCTTTACCGGGCGAGCGGCGAGATTGTGGGTCACACGGTTTGTAGTGACGACAATGCCGCCATTACCGCGAAGATCGAGAGCCTGGGTTATCTGCTGGTCGATAGCCCGCCATCAGGCGACACCCACTATGTGCTTGACGGGCAGGTGGTCGAGCGCCCGCAGAACCCGACGCAACTCAGCGGCATGACGCTCACGGCGGTCCCTGTGGGCTCCGCGATCACGATCGCGGGAACTGACTACGCGTGCGATGACGGCACGGCCGATCTGCATTTTGATCAGCCGGGCAGCTATATCGTGACCGTCAAATGCTGGCCGATGCAGGTCGCGACTTTTCAGGTGACACAGACATGAAGATCAATCACAGCACTGATCCGCGCCCGCTGCGCGCGAAGGACTACATGCCCACCGGCGACCAGATCGACGCAATCCTGAAGGGCTTCCGGGCGATCCGGGATGCGGGCATCACCCTGCCGGCCGAGACGCTCGACTGGATGGAGCATTGCGAGCGCGTCAAGAGCACGTATAAAAAACACGATACGGCCGCTCCCTAGGTTTGTTGCAACAGTCAGTTTTGACTGTTAGAATGGCCCGAATCAGCAGTCCACGGACAGGGTCACATGGCGCAGCTCAAGCAGGTCGGTGCGGTTACGAACGGCAGTCAGACGGTGACGCTGTATGGCGTCAATGTCGCCTACCGTATCCGCGCGCGCTCGATCTTCATGGTGCAGGGCGAGCTTGTGCCTTATACCGTGGCGGCCGATTCGGAATTCGACGGCACCAACACGGTCATCGCGCTCACCGGCGCATACCAGGGCATCACGAGCGAGTCGGCGCAATGTGTGTTCGTCACGGATTTCACCTACCCGGACAACCTCCCGCTCATCTCGCAGGGCGACGTCGGCACGGCGGCGATCTTCACGAAGGCCATGTATGGTCTTCAGAACATGATCGGGTCGGTCAATCCCGGCGGCTTTAGCGCCCAGGCCGATCTGGTCCAAGGTGGCGTGAGTAGCGCGCAGACATCAGCCAACGCGGCACAAGCGTCGGCAGCACAGTCTGCTGATTCGGCGGTAGCAGCAGCGGCGAGCGCAGGCGCGGTCACAGCAAGCGCAACGGCGGCGAGCAACAGTGCGGCAGCCGCTGCAGGGAGTGCCACAGCCGCTGCAACATCGGCTACAGCGGCACAAACGGCACAAACAGGGACCGCGGCATTGCTGGCTTCTTTCCGCGCGGCATGGCTCGGCTCATTGCCAGCCGACCCGACGTTAGACGGCAATGGAAACCCGGTCGGCGAAGGCGCTGAATACGAAAACACCACGACAGGCTCAATCCGCATTTTTCACAACGGCGCCTGGCAGAATCAGAACGCCGACTCCGCTAGTGCGTCGGTCAACGCCACGACCAGCGCCGCGAATGCGGCGAGCTCCGCTGCTGCTGCCGCTACATCTGCGCAGGCCGCGGATGCCAGTGCGGCGAGTGCAGCGAGTGCAGCCGCTACCGCAACGGTTAAGGCTGCTGCGACAGCCGATGCCGCAAATAATGCGGGCGCCAGTGCCTCAACCGCGCTGAATTCTGCAACGACCTCGACTTCTAACGCCTCTGCTGCCGCCACGAGCGCATCGAATGCCGCTTCAAGCGCAGCCACGTCGGCAAACAGCGCGTCAAGCGCGGCCACCAGCGCATCGAACGCTGCGACCAGCGCGAGTTCGGCTTCTGCGAGCGCATCGCAAGCAGCGACCATGCAGGCGTCTGTCGCGGCCAGCCAGACGAGTGCCACCAATAGCGCGCAGTCCGCATTGAATAGCGCGACAGCCGCATCGAGCAGTCAGTCTGCCGCGGCCACGAGCGCATCAAGCGCCGCAAACAGCGCCACATCGGCCGCCGGCTCTGCAACCGCCGCAGCAAACAGTGCCGCGTCAATGACCACGAGTGTGTCGACCTCCACGACCAATGCGACCAACGCGAGCGCGAGCGCAAGCGCCGCCGCAACCAGCCGCACGCTGGCGCAGGCATGGGCGACAAAGACTGATGGCACCGTAGATGGCACCGACTACTCGGCCAAGTATTGGGCGGCGCAGGCAAAAGCGATCGTAAACGTGGAGTGGGCCGGGCTGGCCGGCACACCGCCGGGTGTAGCGACATTCGCCAACGACGCCGACTACGCGACACAGACAGACCTACAAAACAGCATCGCAAAGATCATGGACCCGATCGTTGCCGCAATGCTTTTCAGCTAAGGACTACTTCCAGATGTTTGATGGCAACCTCATCCCGATTGGCACAGCCCCGACGCAGGTCTACCAGTGCCCTGCCACGCTTTCAGGTGCGATTCACGGTATGGTCCTGTTCAACAACACGGCCGCCGATGTCACCGCGACGATATCCTTCCTGAACAATGCTTCCGGGCAGACAAACTCGGTGCAGGTCAACGTGCGGGCCAACGATCAATGGACATTGCCCAAGCCGATTGATATTCAGGCAGGTGACACCCTCTCAGTATCGGCGGCGACCGCCGCCGCGCTGACGGCACTGCGCTCGGTCTATGTCGCGACGGCGACACCTGTCACGGCCGGCTTTAACGGCCGTGGTGAGTATTCGGCCATTGCCGCCTACCAGACCAACGATGCCGTCAACTTTGGTGGCGGCTCATATCTCGCGATCCAGCCGAATACCGGCGAGGCACCGACTATCGGAGCGAACAACAGCTATTGGATGCTGCTCACCGAGCAAGGCATTCAAGGTATCCAGGGCCTTCAAGGTATCCAGGGCGAAAAGGGTGACCAAGGAGACCAGGGCGTCCAAGGTGTCCAAGGTGTCCCCGGCGTTGTCCAGAGCGTCAACGGCTACTCGCAGCCGGCAGTGACGCTGACGGCTGCAGATGTTGGCGCACCGACCGTAGCGGACCTCGCCCTGAAGGCTGACGCCTCGTCGCTCGCGCCGGTTGCGATGAGCGGCAGCTATTCCGATCTGACTGGAAAACCGGCGATTCCAGCGAAGACGAGTGACCTGACGAACGACACGCTCATCGCTGCAACTTCTGTAGGCGCAGCGAATGGCGTGGCACCGCTTGGTGCAGACCAGAGGGTGCCAGCTGCCTATCTGCCGAGCTACATGGACCTCGTTGTCGAGTATGCGAGCTTGGCAGCATTCCCGACTTCGGGCGCCGCGCAGACGATCTACATCGCGCTCGATACGGAGCGCGTCTATCGCTGGGGCGGTTCGACCTACGCCGAGATCAACCCTTCGCCTGGCAGCACCGATGCGGTGCCCGAAGGCGCGACGAACAAGTATTTCACAGCGGCGCGTGCTGCGGCAGCCGCTCCAGTCCAGTCGATCAACGGCATGATAGGAACTCCGACGCTCACTGCTGCTGATGTGGGCGCGGCCGTTGTGGGCAATTCGTCTGGACAGGCTCCTGGAGTGGCGGCAGCAGGCACGGCGAATACTGCAGCCCGGTCGGATCACGTCCACCCGTTGCAGACTTCGGTGTCGGGTAATGCGGGAACTGCAACAAAGCTGGCAGCACCGGTCGCAATCAATGGCGTGAACTTTGACGGCTCCGGTCCTATCACGGTTGCTGATTCAACAAGGCTCGCCAAGGTTGGTGACACCGCAACCGGCAAGATGCACTTCACAGCGACGGACAGTGCTTCGACCGCACTCGGCAATGTGACGGGCGCCGTATCGATCGACTGCTCGGCCGCCCAAGCTTACTCGTTCACGCCGACCGCCGCTGTCACGCTGAGCTTCACCAATCCGCCAGCGGCGAACACGTCGCAAGTGATCCTGCTCAAGGTCACGAACGGCGGCGCATTCACGCTGTCGTTTCCGGCGGGCACCAAGTATCCAGGCGGGTCGCTCGGCACGCTCACGTCCTCGGGCGTGGACTGGCTCGGCGTGGCGTATGATGCTGGCCTGTCGGCGTGGGTCGTGTTCGTTCTCGGTAAGGCGGTCGCATGAGCCATCGCGCACTTTTGGCCGCTGCGGGGCAGGGCAAACTGTATGTCGAGGATGTTTTTTCGGCGTATCCATATGTCGGCAATGGCTCGACGCAGACGATCACCAATGGGGTCGATCTGACGAAGGGCGGCATGGTTTGGATAAAAGACCGAGCCAGCGCAAGTTATGGACATCTACTGCAGGACTCGACGCGAGGCGTGGCTAACGTTTTAGCCACGCAAAACAACTTCAGCGAGGGTCCAGGGTCGTATGTAACTTCGTTCAATAGTAATGGGTTTTCTCTTGCCTCCTTCTCTGGAGCGAATGGCTCAGCTGAAAGCCTCGCCTCATGGACATTCAGAAAATCCGCCCGTTTCTTCGACATCATCACCTGGACCGGAGACGGCACGAGCAACCGGCAGATTCCGCACGCGCTTGGCATCGCACCCGGCATGGTGACTGCGAAACGGCGTGACGCAAACGGCGATTGGGCCGTATGGCACCGCTCGGCAACGGGCGACCTGTATCTCGACACGACCGCGGCGCAGACCGGCTCGTTCACGCAGATCACGGCAGCGAGCGCGACGACGTTCTCTGTGTCGGGCAACGCGAACATCCTGAACGCGACCTATGTCGCCTACGCGTGGGCGCATGACCCGGATACTGTCAATGGGATCGTGCAGTGTGGGGCGTTCACGACGGACGGAAGCGGCAATGCGACGGTGAATCTGGGATGGGAGCCGCAGTTCCTGTTTTATAAAGGAGCGTCTGCCGTCACCAACTGGGCTCTGCTCGACTCAAGCCGGGGATTCAATTACAGCGCAGTTCCTCGTCTATTCGCCGACAGTAGCGGTTCGGAAAATTCATTGTCGAGCGACCTTCTGCACCCTACTGCTACAGGGTTCCAGGTATTAGGTGGTCTCCTTTCTCCAAGCAACACCTTCATCTACCTCGCCATCCGACGCGGCCCGATGCGCACGCCGACGAGCGGGGCGAGTGTGTATAACGCGATTGCGCGAACGGGAACGGGAGCGGCTGCTACGGTGACGGGCGTGGGGTTTGCGCCGGATTTGGTGATGGGGCAAGTGCGAACGGGGAGTAACTCCTACGTTGTTGACAAATTGCGAGGCCGATCAGTAGCGCTGTGTCCAAGTCTAAATGTTGCCGATCAGGGTCAAAGTGCTGCAACCACAGATGTCGTTTCTTTTGACCCCAACGGAGTTTCTCTTGGGGCGAATCAGAACACAACACTCAACGGTAGTTCTGCATCGGAAATGCTTTGGCTTTTCGCTCGTGCCCCCGGCTTCTTCGACACCGTCTGCTACACGGGCACCGGAGCGAACCACACGCTCGCGCATAACCTCGGCGTCGCGCCGAAGATGATGTGGATCAAGGATCGGACGACGGCGAATGATTGGGCGGTGTATCACCAGCCGCTTGGAGCTGGACAGATCCTCTTGCTTGATTCGCAGGCTGGCGCTGCAGCGAACACCGCCTATCTTAATAACACCGCGCCGACAGCGGCCAACTTCACCGTTGGCTCGGATGCCAAGACCAACACGTCGGGTGACAATTACGTCGCCTACCTGTTCGGTGAACTTGCCGGTGTGTCGAAAATCGGCAATTACATTGGGACGGGTGCAGCACAGACGATCAACTGCGGCTTCACGAACGGCGCACGGTTTGTCCTGATACATAGAACGGATGCGACCACAGACCACTGGCTTGTATTCGATTCTGTAAGAGGGATCGTTGTCGGAAACGATCCGACCTTACTTATTGACACGACGCAAGCCGAAGCGACGACTATTGACTTTCTTGCGCCGCAGTCGGTCGGGTTTGGAATCGCCTCAACAGCCAACACTGCAGTCAACGCTGTGGGTGCGACTTACGCATTTCTCGCCATCGCATAGGGACCATCATGGAATACAGAATCCGCGCCACTGGCGCAGTCGTATCTGAAGCGGAACTGCGCGCGGCGCATCCGGATAGTGTGCTGCCGTCGCCATTGACGGCCGATGCGCTCGAATTTGCGGGCGCTGATCCGGTTCTCGAAGCACCAGCTCCGACCATCACTGCCACGCAGACGGTTGCGCGCAATGGCGTGACGCAGGACGCTGGGGGCAACTGGGTGACGGCGTGGGTCGTGACCGACATGACGGCAGACCAGATCGCAGCCGCTCAAGCGCTCGCGCAGGAGCAGCTGAAAAGCTCCGTGATCCAGCAGACCCAGCAGCGTCTGGATGACTTCGCCAAGACGCGCAACTATGACGGCATCCTGAGTGCCTGCACTTACGCACCGTCATCGGTTCCCCAGTTTGCAAAGGAGGGCAACTATGCGGTGTCAGCACGCGACACGACATGGAACACGCTGTATTCGATCCTGGCGGAGGTGACAGCGGGCACGCGCGCGACGCCGACCGGGTATGCGGATATCGAGCCCGAACTGCCGAGTCTTACGTGGCCGGCATGATGAGCCGCTATTTCTGGAATCTGCTGCTGATTCTGGACCAGGGCACCAACACGGCTCTCGGGCCGCTGCTGAACCTGGTCCTGCGTCCTGAGCCAGCCGCGCGCTTCGGCGACCCTACCGAGACGCTCTCGTCGGTGTTCGGCAAGAACGTGCGCGATGGCTCATGCAAGGGCTGCAAGGTCATATGCGGTGTGCTGAACTGGATTCAGCCGGGGCACTGTCAGATCAGTATCGAAACCGACGCGGGCAGCCGCGCAGACTAAAGGACATGTCATGCCTATCAACAAGACCCTCACCCTCGAAGCGACCGGCGGCGAAGCCAGCTATCACATCGTCCGAAGCATCAACCTTGACTATGTGGCAAAGGCAACTTCGGCGGTGGTCATGAGCTACGTGTCCGCAGAGGCGCATGTCGCCGGCAAGCAGCCTGCATCCTTTGAAATGATCCCGGTTCCGCTTGATGGACTGCCCGACAAGGGGCAGGAGCCGCTCGACTTCGTTGAAGCCGCACTGGTTGTCGCGGCGCCAGCGGATATAAGCGGCGCAGGTAGAAACCGTTATCTCTTTTCAGGCGGCACGATCGTAGCCTAACCAGTCCGATCTTCCACCCACGGTGGTGACAGTCAAAACTGACTTGCCGCTGTTTTCATTTTGGCCTATCATCCTGGCTGGACCTTTGCAAGAGAGCGACGAAGGAAATCGGTATGAACGAAGAAAACGAGGCCCGCGTGTCCGAATTCGCTGCTCTTGAAAGCCAGATCAACGACGTGCAGGAAGACGTCCGCGAAATCCGCACAAGCATGACCAAGGTCGCTGACGCACTCGTCAAGCTGGCCGTCATCGAAGAACGACACCTGACCACGCAGCGGCGCGTGGACCGTCTTGAGCTCCAGCTCGACGACGCCGTGAAGAAAACCGCCGAACTCGAAAAATCCAACATCAAGCACGAAGCGATGGCCGAGGGTGTCAAGCGCACGATCAAGGTTGTCTGGACGATCATCGGCGCGGGCGTGCTTGCTATCGGCGCGAAGCTGGTTCATCAGTTTGTCTGACGGAGTAGTCAAAACTGACTATGCAATATTCCAAGACCGGCCTTGCTCTGACCGAACACTTCGAAGGCTGCTATCTGCACGCCTATCCCGACCCCGCATCCCCGCTTGCAAAAGAACTGCAGCGTCTCGGCATGTGGCAGAGCGCACTGAATACGGGCGTGATTGCGTCGGCGCTGCTCAAGCTCTCGGGCGCACCCTGGACGATCGGCGTCGGACACACCGGCCCCGAGGTCCGCTACGGCGTCGCATGGACGCAGAACCAGGCAGACGCTCAACTCTGCGCTGACGTCGCGGGTGCGGTGGCCGCCGTCAACCGACTGGTCACGACGCCGCTTATGCAGGCCGAGTTCGACGCGCTGGTTGACTTCGTGTTCAACCTGGGCGTCGGCAACTTTGCGGGCTCAACGATGCTGCGGCTGCTCAACGCGGGCAAGCACGCAGCGGCCGCCGACGAGTTCCAGAAATGGGACATGGCTAAAGGCCAGCACATCGCGGGGCTGTTGCGCCGGCGGCTTGCCGAAGCGGCCGAATTCAAGGGAGTTCCAGCATGACGCTTTTCCCCCGATTCCTCACCGAGCGCGATAACGCGACACCCTGTCCGCTGCGCATCTGGTGGTTCCTCGTATTCATCGTGCTGCTTGGCGCATCGGGATGGACCGCCTACAAGGGCATCAACTTCGACTTCGGCGTCATGACGCGCTCGTGGACGGAGTTTCTGACCGCGGCCGGCGTCACGATCGCCGGCAAGGCGCTCACCGAGCCCAAGCCAAAACAGGAGTGACGCAATGAACCCACTACTTGCCAGGATCGGCATCCTCGCGCTCGCCTGCGCGGCCGCCTTCGGCGCGGGCTTCTACACCGAGCACAAGTTCAACGTGGCCGCCGAGGTCAAGGTCGAGCAGAAGGAAATCAAGGCGACGGCCGCCGAGATCCCGAAGTCGATCGCCGCCAGCAACCAGATCCAGACCCAGGCCAATACGCAACAGGCTGCGGTCGCGAGCGTCACTCAAGCCGTCAACGCGCGGCTCGCCCAACCCCCGAAGGTCAACCATGCCACTTCTGAAGCCGCCGCAAGTGAAGTCCAGAGCCTCTCTGCTGGCGATCAGCCTATGCCTTTCGATCTCGATACTGTGCGGCTGCTCAACGCCGCCCGTAAGGGAATCGCTGTTGCTCCCGCCGGCGTCAGCGATGCAGAAGTCGCAGGCGCTCCCGCTGCTGCCCGAGGACCGCGTCCCGACAGTCACTGAGTTCGTGGACAGCGACCTCGAGATCGTCGGCATGTATCACGCGCTTGCGACCTACCACGACGCGCTCGTGGACTGGGTGCAGTCGGTGCTCGACGGCCAGGCCCAGCAGTAGTCCCGCCTTTACAACCGGCCCAGTGATGGGCCGTTTCACCATCCGCTCCAGGAAGATCGAATGCTCAACGACCAATTCGCTCGCACGTTCAACGACAGGAAGAACTACCCCACCATGCAGGACGTCGCGAGGGAGCTTGGCCTCTCGGTGCAGACGGTGAAGAACAGGGCGGTCGCGCTGCGGCGCACGAAGGAATACGCGGGCAAGATCGTCAACCGTAACGGCGTCGAGCTGCCCCTGTCCGAGAACGTGAGCCGGATCACCGAAGCGACGGCCGAGGAGTGCATCGAAGCGCTGCGCACGTTCGCGCTGCTCAACCCGGAGTGTCAGGTCACGCGCGACAGGTTCCGCCGCGAGGGTCCGCTTGCCGAGAGCGCATGGAACCAGCATTTCGGCAGCTTCCACGAGTTCCGGCGCCAGGCCCAGCTCGAGCTGTCGCGCCAGCAGCACCAGCATGAACGCAACGTCGCCAAGCACGTCTCGGTCGACCACTACCGGCGCCTGAACGTGGACCGACGGGATTGGGCCGAGCGCTACGTGCGCGCCAACAGCAACCGCTTCAAGACGATCCTCGTGTGCTCGGACCTGCACGACAAGGAGATCGACCTGTTCTACCTGCGCGTGCTGATCGACACCGCCAAACGGGTGCAGCCGGACGTGATCGTCTTCAATGGGGATTGCTACGATCTTCCAGAATTCGGGAAGTATGGCGTCGACCCGCGTGAGTGGGACGTGACGGGCCGGATTCGCTTTGTGCTCGACCATATCTTTGCGCCGATGCGCAAGGCTTGCCCCAACGCCCAGATGGACTTCATCGAAGGCAACCACGAAGCACGCCTGCTGCGGCACATGGCCGACGCGACGCCGGCACTGCGCTCAGTGCTCTCGGACCTGCACGGGATGACCGTGAGCAAGCTGCTGGGGCTAGATCGGTATGAGATCAACTACATCGCCAAGGCGGATCTGGCCGCCTTCACGAAGCGCGACTTCGAGAAGGAGCTCGGCAACAACTACAAGGTCTACTTCGACACGGTGCTGTGCCACCACTTTCCGCACGCCCGCAACATGGGTCTGCCGGGCGTGAACGGGCATCATCACAAGCACCAGGTCTGGAGCCACTTCAGCCCGATCTACGGCGCCTACGAATGGCACCAGCTCGGCAGTGGCCACCGGCGCAGCGCCTCCTACTGCGAGGGTGAGCGCTGGCACAATGGCTTCGCGCTCGTCAATGTGGATACCGAGACCCGCTCGACCAACTTCGACTACGTGGCGGTGACGGACTTCGCGGTCTCGGGCGGCAAGTGGTATCACCGGAACCTGGCTGAAGTGGATCACTCGGTGGTCAAGGCGCTGATCCACTAAATCGTCGCTCGCTTATAGAAACACAGTCAAAACTGACTTATGATGAGGGCTCTTAGCCATCCCTAGGACGCCCTCATGCCCCGCCAGAAGCAGCAACACCAGACCCGCCAGAAGCAACGTGCCGACCGTCGGCGTAATGAGGATCACGCCGCACTTCACAACGCCGCAGCGGAACATGAGCAGCGCAAGATCGTGCGCCCGAACTTCGAGCCGATCGAAGCTCAGACGAGCGCTCAGGGGCGCTACATCGCGTCCATCAAGGGCAAGACGCTCACCTTTGCAACCGGCCCGGCCGGCACCGGCAAAAGCTATCTGTGCGCGTCCCTTGCTGCAGATGCCCTGCGTGAGAAGCGGATCGACAAGATCATTGTGACGCGACCGGCGGTGGAGGCGGGCGAGAACCTGGGCTTCCTGCCAGGCGAGCTGGACGAGAAGTTCGACCCTTACATTGCGCCGCTGCGGGAGATTTTCATCGAACGCCTCGGCACCGGCGCCTACGAATATCACCTGCGCATGGGTAATATCGAAGCGGCACCGCTTGCCTACATGCGCGGCCGCACCTTCCGCCGGGCATTCGTCATCCTCGACGAGGCACAAAACACGACGCCGGTCCAGATGAAGATGTTCCTGACCCGCATCGGCGAGGACTGCAAGGTCGTCGTCAACGGCGATATCGCGCAGAAGGACATTCATGGGCCTTCCGGGCTCGAGGATGCAGTCAAGCGCGTGACCTGGATTCCGGCAGTGGGTCACGTGCAATTCACCAAGGCTGACATCGTCCGTTCCGGGCTGGTCGCCGAAATCGTCGCAAGCTACGAAAAGGAAGCCGCATGAGAGTCTGGATCGACACGGAGTTCAACGAGTTCAAGGGCGCGCTGATCTCGATGGCGCTCGTGGCCGAGAACGGTCACGAGTTCTACGAGTCGCTCGGCTGCGAAAACCCCGGCCCCTGGGTGGCGAAGAACGTGATGCCGATCATTGGACTGCGCCCGGTGTCGCTCAACCTGTTCCAGACGCGGCTGCAGCAGTTCCTCGCCCGCTACGACACGATCCATCTGATCGCAGACTGGCCCGAGGATATTGCGCATTTCTGCAACGCACTGATTACGGGGCCGGGCATGCGCCTGAATACGCCGCCGCTGACGATGGAGATCCGGCGCGATCTCGATGCCGTCTCCGATCTACCTCATAACGCCCTTGCTGACGCGCGGGCGATCCGGGACCACCAATTGAAAAAGGAAGCCGCATGAAAGACCAGCACAAGCACATCAAGGGGTATCGCGACCTGTCGCCGGAAGAAATCGCGCTCATGAACGAGATCAAGGCGAAAGCCTCGGAGTGCGGCGAGCTGGTGGCGAAGCTGCGCGCGGCGGAAGGACTCGACCAGCGCTGGGTCTCGATGGGCTGCACCGACCTCCAGACCGGGTTCATGGCTCTGGTGCGAGGTGTGGCTCAGCCGACAACCTTTTAGGGCCCGCGGTCATTAGCTGAAGAAAAGCGGCTCCGTTCGGGGCCGCTGTCTCACTTGGGTAACTTGGTCTCCCACTTGGGCTCCCGTGCTGTTCCCGTCAGTATTAAAGAATAATAAAACTACATTCAAGTATCTCTTATTAAGTATTTTCGAGGCGAAAAGGATGACCCAAACAAACGTCACTGAACCCAAGCTCGCGGAATGGTTTGGGGACTTCTACGGCCATGATCTGTCGTTCCTGCACTGCGAGATCAAGGCAATCCAGCACATCGACGCCAAGATTCTCAAGAAGGAACCGGAGCTGCTCGGCACCAAGTGGTTCGACTACCGCCGGATGCACCCGACGAAGGCGACCTACCTGTTTGCGAAGTGCTACGACCGGGCCTACAAGGACTTCATGCGCATGACGTTCGATCATGTGCGCGGTCAATACATGCGACCGTTCAAGGGCACAACCGACGACTTCATGGACGCGAAAGAACGCAAGGCGCTCTGGCAACTGCGGCAAACGGCAGATGCGGCCGGCATGCGATATGAATTTTTTCTCCGTCAGGCGATGACCTGGAAGGTGGCCCACAACTGGCACCACGCGCCGCGCCCCTCGCACATCAACGCCAACGAGGAGCTGCTGGTCGACGTGGGCCTGGCCTGGGAAGAGGAGTGCCACAACAGCCTGCAAATCTGCAAGGACGACCGGTATCTGGCGAAGAACTGGTTCGGCCACGCGGACCAGATCGCCTATGAGAACTTCCTCATCGGCCAGATCAGGCAGCGCATCCACAAGCAGCATTCGCTGAGCGCGGCGCTCTACACCTACGGCGTGCTGCGGATCGAGGCCGCACTCAGGGAGTTTCCACCGGGACTCGTCGATGCTGCGGTCTCGCTTGCCGTCTAGCGATAGTCAAAACTGACTATACTTAGTGTGTCGCTGCAAGACGTTTCGACTGACCCATTTTCCCAATGTTGGAGAGCTGCATGATGAATCCCGATCAAGAACGCGCCGAACAACTCCGCGAAGGCTTGCGCCTGGCCCGCGATGAGAGCGACGCGGTTCCCACCTTCCGCCCGCGCCTGGGCACCCGTCGCGACTACGAAGCAACCGCCAGCCGCGCCAGCGCCCCGCTGGGCCGCTCGTCGACCCGCGCCAAGCCTGCCACCGCACCTAAAGGTCACGAAGCCTTCCTGAAGGCGCTGCACGAATCCGGCGCCGAAATCCGCGTCTACCTGCTCGACGTCGTGGAGCCGCTGCAGGGAAAGATTCGCGCAACCGACAAATACACGATCTCGCTGGACGTGAAGGGCACGACCGAAGTGATCTTCAAACACGCGATCCAGCGCTTCTCCCCGCTGCCGCGCCCGCGCGTGACGCTGGTGCCGGCTGACGAAAACGCAGGTCTTGCGGCATGAGCGCGGCCACCATTGACGCTGTCGAGGACTCGGTCGCGAAGATGGTGGGTGCCGCATATGCCGGCGCTACCACCGCGGCGCCGGAAGAGGCTGTCGAGATCGAGAAGTTTGAATTTGACGAGCAGTTCCAGACCACCATCGCCACGCTCGCGCTGCGTGACACGGAATTCATGCGCCGGGCCGCGCACCTGCTGAAACCCGACTACTTCGAGTCAACGGGTGAAGCAGGGCTGATGGACCTCGTGCTGCGCTATTACGAGCGGTATAAACGCGTTCCTGATGCGTCGGTTGTCCCGACCCTGATCCGCGACGCCGTGACGAGCGCCCGCATGAAGAAGGACGTTGCGGCCGAAGTGGTGCGCGCATTCAAGATCATGAAGGACGGCTCGGTCGGCGACCGCGAATATGTCGCTGAGAAGGTAGCCGAATTCGCCCGTCACCAGGCGGTCGGACAGGCCATCCTGTCCTCGGTGAGCCTGCTGGAAAAGAAGAAGTTCGATCCGATCCTCAAGGCGATCAAGGAGGCGTATGACGTCGGGCTGAACGAGGCCGACGAGGGCTACGACTACTGGAACATGATCGAGGCGCGCACCGAAGAACGCCTCGACGAAGCGAGCGGCAAGACACCGCCGAAGGGTATCTCGTCGGGGCTGCCGAAGCTCGATGAACTGCTGATGCACAAGGGCTGGGGCCGCAAGGAACTCACGCTGCTGATGGGCGGGGCGAAGGCGGGTAAGTCGACCGCCCTCATCAACTTTGCGAAAGCCGCCTCGATGGTCGGCAAGAACGTCCTGTATGTGACGCTCGAACTGGCGGCCCGGATTATCTCCGAGCGTCTGGACGCGTCGATCTCCGAGAACATCATCAAGGAGCTCGGCAAGAACATTCACGATGTGCGCACCAAGGTCGAGGCGCTGAGCAAGCGCGCGGGCCTGCTGCGGGTGCATGAGTTTGCCTCATCGAAGTTCACGCCGAACTCGATGCAGGCGCTGATCGACCGCTACAAGGCGAAGGGCATCGTCTTCGACCTGGTGGTGATCGACTACCTCGACATTATGGCGCCGAACTTCCGCACGCAGGACTCGGTGGAGAACTCGAAGTCCATCTACACGGATATGCGGGCAATCGCGCTGATGGAAGGTTTTGCGATGCTGTCGGCGACGCAGACCAACCGCGAGGGCTTCAAGTCAACGGTGGCGAAAGCGGAACACGTGGCCGAGGATTTTAATCGAATCAGAATTGCCGATCTTGTCATTTCGATCAATATCACGGATGAAGAACGGTCCAAAAATGAGGCACGTCTGTATTTCGCGGCTTCCCGGAATCAGGAGTCTGGATTCACCGTATTCATCCAGCAGGATATGCAAAGGATGACGTTCATCAAATCCATCATAAGGGTCGAGTAATGGCGCACCCCTGGGTTTTCTTTCTGCTGATGGTCGTCTTTTCGGGCGGCCGGATCGGGCTGCCTGCGCTCGTGACCCTACTCGCTTTGGCGTGTAGCTAGGCAACCTCACAGGGGGCTCACTACCCCCTGTTTCTCGCGCGTATCGTGCGCGCAACTGAAAGAATATGTCTCGTCAAATGTTCAAACGTCATTACTGTCCGGTAGGCAAGCGCACGTGGTTCAGCGTGCGATGGCTTCGTCTTCACTTTGCGATCAAGCGTGGAAGGCTGGACCGGGTGTGGGTTGGTAGTTTCAGATGGGGACGGATGTGAGCGATAACGCGGAACTCCAGGAAGCGCTCGACCAGATCGATATCGAGTCCTGGCTCGATGATCAGGGCGTGGTCTACAAGCAGGCGCGCGGCGCACGCGGCAGGCAGGCGAACGTGAAGGAATGCCCGTGCTGCGGCAACTCGAACTGGAAGGTCTACATCGGCCTCGAGACCGGATTTGGGAACTGCTTTAGTGGGGACTGCGAGACCACATTCAACAAGTGGAGCTTCATCAAGGCATCGCTGAACGCGACCAGCAACCGTGATGTGGTCGACCATATCAAGCAGTTCGCCAAGCAGCAGGGCTGGCGGCCGGCGAAGAAGAAGGCGGTGGCGGTCAATCTCGACACCGAACTGAAGCTGCCGGAGTCGATCGCCTTGCCGCACGCCGGCCGGAACCTGAAATATCTGGACCGGCGCAACATCACCGGCACGATCGCCTCGTATTTCAGCCTGCGCTTCTCGCAGAAGGGCAAGTTCTTCTACACCGACGAGGGCCGCCGCCGCGCGCAGGACTACGCCAACCGGGTGATCATTCCGGTCTTTGACCTCGAGGGCGACCTCGTCACGTTCCAGGGCCGCGATATTACCGGCGAGGCCGACAAGAAGTATCTGTTCCCGCCGGGGTTCGCCTCGACGGGCTCGGTCCTCTACAACGGGCAGAACGCCATCGGTGCGAAGCGGGTGTGTATCGGCGAGGGCGTGTTCGACGTGGCCGCCACCAAGATCGCGCTCGACGGCGACATGCACCTGCGCGACGTGGTGCCGATCGGCAGCTTCGGCAAGCACCTGTCAAACGGCGACGACCAGTCACAGATGGCGCGACTCGTCGAGTTGCGCGAGAAGGGTCTGGAGCAGGTCACTGTGATGTGGGATGGCGAAGACAAGGCCATCGATGCAGCGATCGAGGCGGCACTGATGATGAAGGGGCACGGCCTCGTTGCTCGGGTGGCGGTGCTGCCGAAGGACCGCGACCCCAACGAAGTCGCGCCATCGGTGGTGCGGGATGCCTTCTGGCGGGCGACGGTGATCAATCCGATGACGGCCACGCGCATGAAGCTCACCAAAGGCCGTTGATTCTGCCTGAGAAAGATAGTCGAAACTGACTATACTTCCCTGAGATCGAACCGTAGAATGTTTTGTATTGAAAGCGCGACAGTCAAGCGCGAGAGGGGAATTTGATGCGTTCAACGCTCACTATCGGAGCCGAATATCTCGTCCACAGCGGCGGGACTAAGTATTACGAGATCGTCACCTTCCTGAACGAGGAGGCGAAGAAGTTCATTGAGGTCCGGCGCTGGGGTGCGATGGCTACCGCAAAGAGCGGTGGCGGTCAGACCCAAACGATTGAACACGACACCGCGGCGCAGGCGCTCGAATCGGTCAGGAAGCAACTGAGCGCCAAGCGCCGCAAGGACTACGTGGATAAAACAGGTGGATTTGGCGTTCACGTGCATACGGGAAGTCAGACGCTCAGCGCCGCATATCGCTGCATCGGCGAGCACTACGCGGACCCTGAGCTGGTTGACCAGCTTCGCGTAGCGACCAGTGCGGCAGCCGCGTCGATCGGCTCTGTTGAGCCGGAGCCGCCAAAAGTGGCGCAACCGGAACCCGACCGCGGCGAGCAGTGGGGGTCGTGGTGACTGAAGTCTATTTCAACGGTAAGCGCGAAGGTCGCCGAATCGGCAGGGAGGAAGGCGCCGAAGCGCTACTCGCCGGCATGTCGCCCGACGTTCGCAGGCTGGTCGAGTTCGACGCGAAGTTCCGCCTGGGCAGCGTGATCCGCCAGGCCGCCGAGAAGAAGGCGGTCATCAACACATTCGCCAACATGTTGCGCAGCAGGCATTCGAAGAAATCCGCCCCGAGTGGGGCTCTTGGTAAGGAGAGGGCTATGCCCGACACAAAACACGTATTCAAGGATGACACCCTCTACCCGCCGGAAGCATCGGCGCGGGGCGACAACGCGCACTACCTCGACTACTGCGAAGCCGGCGGTCATCGTCCGGGCTATGCGGTGTGCCTGAACAAGATCAGGGCGGTTGAGGAGCGCCGTCTCGAAGGTCTGCTCGGCGGCTGCGAGACAGCAATCACCGGCCGCACCTGCCCCGCATTCCATCTGCGCGACAAGGAGCGCCTCGAGGGTCGCGCGCTCTACTACATCAGCCGCTCCAGGCTGAACGAGCACATCGCAGAGCTGAACCGGCAGCCGGTCCAGTCGACCTTCCTGACCGAGCTGAAGGAGGCCGGTAACGCGAGCCGTGCAAAGGTCGCCGCCAAGCGCACCGAGCCGGTGAAGCCTCAACCAGCACCGCTCGTCGCGTCGATGGAAGGCGGCTATGCGGCGGCGATCAACGCGGCAATGGCCGAGACCGTCGCTGGGAAGCCCGAGCCGATCAAGCTCGACAAGGAGCAGTCGGAGCGCTTCGAAAAGGCGCTAGACAACCCGCCGGCCGCCAACGACGCGCTCAAGGGCGCCATGAAGACGGCCGCCGCCATCGGCGAGCCGCTCAAGCCGACTGGCTCCGCACCGACGATCAAGCCGCTGCCCGGCGAGTCGATGCTGGAATTCGCAAAACGCATGCGTGAAGCCCGCGCAACGGCATAACCAACACACAAAGGAGAACCATGAACTCGAAAGAAATCTTCCTCGCGATCGACATGATCGCGGCGACGTCCAGCAAGAACGAAAAGCAGGCGCTCGTCGCCGCCAACATCGCCGACGCGGACTTTCGGCGCACGCTCGTCGCCGCGCTCGATCCACTGGTGAGCTACGGCATCAGCAAACGCCCGGAAACTGACACGATGGTGGAAGGCGGAATGTTCGATGCATCCACCTGGCAGATCATCGACGACCTCGCGGCGCGACGCCTGACCGGCAACAACGCCATCGACACGGTTCGCGGCGAGATGGAGCGCCTTGAGCCCGCGTCGAGCGAACTGTTCTGGCGCATCATCAAGAAAGACCTGCGTGCAGGCTTCTCGGGCGAGACCGTCAACAAGGCTAAGAAGGGCGTGATCCGCACGTTCCCCTACATGCGCTGCGTGCTGCCAGCGAAAGCCAAGTTCGACGAGTGGGATTGGACCGCGGGGGCGTTCAGCCAGCAGAAAGCGGACGGCGCGTTCACGAACGTCGACCACGACGACGCAGGCGTGGTTCGGCTTACCACGCGCCAGGGTAACGAGTTGCCGATCGAACAGTTCGGCAAGATGATCATCGAGATTGCGGAAGTGTTCCCGAAAGGCACACAGACGCACGGCGAGATCGTCGTGATGGTCGACGGCAAGATTGCTGACCGGGCAACCGGCAACGGCATCCTGAACAGTGTGCTGGCGGGCGGCAGCTTCGCCGAGAACGAGGTGCCGGTGTTCTTCGCATGGGACCAGATTCCATTGGCGGCCGTGCAGCCGAAGGGCAAGCATGACGTGCCGTATCGCGAGCGCTTCAGGAGTCTGCTGGCGCAACTGATACGGTATCCGATGGCGAGCTCCATCAAACTCATCCCGACCAAGATCGTCTATTCGCTCAAGGAAGCCTACGCGCATTGCACCAGCCTTCAGGGTGACGGCAAGGAAGGCACGGTGCTGAAGAACGGCGCGGGCTTCTGGAAGGACACGAGCGGCGGCAACCCCGACGTGGTCAAGCTCAAGCTCGAAGTGGACGTCGACCTCATCACGAAGGGAATCCTCGACGGCGAAGACGGCACGAAGAATGAGGGCCGACCGGGTCGCATTCGCATGGAAACGCTCGACGGGCTGCTGAGCGTAAACGTGGCCGTGAAGAATGAAAAGCTGCGCGACGCCATCGAGGCTGACCCGGTCTCGTTCCTGGAACGCGTGTGGGCCGTGCGCTTCAACGAAATCATGGAGCCGTCCGACAGCAACCCGCTGCACTCGCTGTTCCTGCCGCGCATGGTCGAGGACTGGTTCCGCACGGACAAGGACTTGCCCGACTCGCTGGAAGAAGTCTATGCCCAGCGTGACGCAGCCGTGCGCGGTGAGAAGGCGCCCGAACTCGCGGAGGCCGCGTGACGACGCCCGTAACGGTGCCGAGTCTGGTTGTCGGCAAGGCAGACGTAAGACTGAATCCGGCGCATGGCACGTGGGACTTCCACATCATCAACTGGTGGAACGATTCGACGGGCGAGGTCGGGATCATGCGCCCGATCTCCGAGCCGACCTACCAGACGCTGAAACGCGGCGAGATTTATGACGACGCACCTGCGTTCCGCATCTGGAACCAGAACGCGCAAGTCCTGTTCGACGCAATGTATCGCGCGGGATTGCGTCCATCGAGCGGGGAGAGTGTCGAGAATCACAAGCGGGAACTGGAAGCGACACGCGCGCACCTCGCAGACATGCGAGCGCTCGCGTTTCGCGGGATTGAACTGTCGGGGCCGGATTCACCCCTGAAACTGAACCTGGACGAGATGGTGATCTGATGGATGAGAAAGAATTCAAGGCGCTTCAGGCAACGATGCCCTGGCGGCACGTGGTGTTTCCCGCGGTGCGCGGCATGATCGGCGGCCAGATCAAAGTCATCAACAAGCACAACCAGGAAGTGGACCTGATCACGATGTGCCGCTTCCTGGAAGTGATCACTGGGAAGCTGGCGCTGAAGCCGGCAGAGGAGAGCACCAATGCGTAAGACGATCGTGACCCTGACCGGCCCTTCATGCGCCGGCAAGACGACCCTCGAGTGTCTGCTCAAGGCCGAGGGGTTCGTCAACCTCATCAGCACCACAACCCGGCCGATGCGCGAGGGTGAGGCGATGGGCATCAACTATCACTTCGTTGACGAGAGCATGTTCCGGCGCCTCGTCGCTCAGGAAGCCTTCATCGAGCATGTGCGCTTTGGCGGCAATCACTATGGCCTGATGGTGAGCGAGGTGCGACGGGCATTTGAAGCAGGCAAGGACGTCGTGCTGGTATGCGAGCCGGAAGGGTTACGTCAGATCGCGGCGTGGTCAAAGACCCAGGGCGCGCACCACGTCGCCGTCTACGTGGACAACCCCACCGAAGTCATCGCGGCTCGCTTCATGAAGCGCGCTGGCATCGACGTCGCCGAAGCGATGATTCACAAGAGCCCCGGCGACGCGGCAAAGGTGCTGAAGGGTTACGCGGGCCGGCTCGCTGAAATGCTTTCGACCGAGCAGTCGTGGGCGAGGCTTATCAGGACCGAGGAGATCGACGTCTATCTGCCCGCGTTCAATGAGCAGACCCAGGCATCGGCGGTCGAGCATATCAAGGCGCATGTCACGGGTTACGCCGACATGCGCAAGCTGCGCCCGATCCGCCAGGTGGCGGCATGAGCTGGCTCTACCTCTCAATCGCCGCCTTCGGAGTGATGGTCTACGCGCTACTGCACAGCGCCCTGACGGCGGATCAGGCGCTGACCATCATCGGGCTATCCATCATGAGCACGTGCGGCGTCTTCATCACCATCACCCGGTTCATGACGCTCAGGTTCCAGGAGTTGCGCGGCAAACTGGAACTGCTGACCTCCCAATCGGCCGATCGCATCGCCACCCTCAAAGACCTGAAGGAGAAGGTCAGGCAAGACTAGCAGTAACCCGGTGTGGTATCTTTGAGCGCCTCTGGAGAACAGCATGCAGGCGCTCAAAGAAATCGGGGATCTTTCCCTCCTACTGGGCAATTCGCCCATCTCACAATCTTCCCTCTGGAACCAGCCGGTCGATACGATCCATCCGGCCCAGTTCCTCGCCTTCCAGACGCGCATGGCGTTTGACGACTACGGCGCCGAAGCGAAGGTCATTCTCGAAACGGTCATGGCGGAGCTTGCGAGCGCACATGCACGCGGCGAGATACCACGCGTGCCAGCGCTGTCGTTCTCGATACCGCTAGAGCGCATGACGCTTGGCGATCTCAGAAAAGGTCTGGAGCAGCTAGAGCGGCCCCGGCCGGCTGCGGTTCTGTTCGGTCTCGAAGCCGATCTGGAAATCGACCAGGTCATCACGCTCACGTGGGACAAGGCAAAGGCGCTACGGGAAGGCCAGCTCTCCAGCATCGCCCGTGAGCTGCTGCGGCTCGCACCGCGCCGTCTGGGCACGCCGTATGTGTTCTGGCAGGAGCTGAACGGTGCGCCGGCCCCGCTCTTTGGTCTCTCGCTTGAACTCGCGGCGATCTTCGATGTAGAGTGGCCGCAGTTGCGCCGGGCCTATAAAACGGTCGCCGGAATTGACCTCGACATGGAGCGCGCGCACTGGTTCGAGTAGCGCGATCATTCGTCCGCATGGCGCGAATTGGTGCGATGCACAATCGGATGAAAAAGCGAGCGCCTCTGCAAGTCATTGATTTCATTACTGTTGCAGCGGCCTGCAAAGCCGTTTAGGCCGGTTCGACTCCGGCTCGCGCCTCCAGTAAAATCAGGCACTTAGCTGCATGCTGCACCGCAGCTAAGTGGCCTGAAACCCTCCAGAAACCACTTCACCCGCCCGCACCCGCCCGGTTTACCGACCGGCAGATAGTCGGGTTGTGCGTTAAGATGAGTCTACCGCCCGCCTGGACACCCTCCGTTCATGCGTGCCGGCACCTTCCCTTTTCCTCTGGCTGCGCGGCGTCCCCGAGTGTCCTCGCGCGTGTCGCATGCGCACGTCCAGACCACCGGAGCACACCGTCATGGCCTACAAGCGTCGTCGCGACCACATCATCGAGTGGACGGTCAAGAGTAAGGAACACCTCGCCAAGCCCATCTTCATCACCCTGAATCTGGAAAAGGAAACGCAGCCGGACCGGTGGGCGCAGCGCGAAGCGGAGATGGATGCCTATGTCGAGCACCTCGAGGCACTCGTGCGTCTGGGACAGGTGCCCGAGGAATTTCACGAGCAACTCAAGAAATTCACTTTCATTGGTGATGTGATTGGTGGATTCCTGAAATCAGGTTATGTTCCTTCAAGCGATGTGGCATGCTTGAATGTCCTTTATGCACGTATCGGGACAATCGCATTAAGAAACGTCGATTATGCGTGGGTTGAAACGTGGATCGATTCAATGAAGCAGTTCCACAACCTCGCGCCTTCAACGATCCGGCATCATGTGGGGGCGCTCGCGCGGTGCTTTGACTGGGCGAGCCGCAAGAAGATCGCGGGGCTGGTGATCAATCCGATCCGGCTGCTGCCCAAGCGCTATGCGACCTACACCGAGGCGGACCGCCGCCAGCTTGAGACGCGCAATGCGGAGGCGAGAAAAGCCGGGGGAGCGGGGCGCGCGATTCCCCGAGAGAACGAGCGCGACCGGCGTCTCGCGGCAGAAGAAGAAAAGGAGATCCGCAGGCTGCTCGAGGGAGGCCGGCCGCGGCATCGGGACGGGGGCTACAGGGAGCGCGCGCTCGCCGCGGAATACCGCCCGGCGCACCAGTGCATGTTTGATCTGGCGCTGGAGTCGGCGATGCGCATGAAGGAGATGTATTCGCTGGGCGTCGACCAGGTGGATATTGGCAGCCGCACAATCTTCCTGGAGAAGACGAAGAATGGATCAAAACGGCAGGTGCCGCTCACCACGGTAGCGATCGCGGCCCTGAACCGATACTACGAGGCAGTGACAGCCAATGACCCCTCGATGGGCGGCTTCACGTTTGACGGGGGCATGCTGTTCCCGTTCTGGACCCCGGACCCGCAGCAGCGCCCGGAGATGGACCGGCTCGCCTTCAGGAAGATCAGTTCACGCCTCTCGGTCATGTGGGGCAACCTCTTTGAGGCGGCGGGGGCCGAAGACCTGCACTTCCATGATCTGCGACACGAGGCGACGGCCCGCCTGTTCATTCGCACCCGGCTCAGGGACACCGAGATCGCCAAGATCACCGGACACAAGGACATGCGCATGCTCGCGCGCTACGCCAACCTACGCGCGAGCGAGCTGGCCGATATGCTCTGGTAGGGCTGGCAGCTCGGGAAGCTCACGCGTGCGGCTACGCTGGGCCTTGCGTTTGAGCAGCAGAGGAGAGGGGGTCGGCGGCGTCTTTTCCAGCGATGCTTGCAGCCCGGTCTCAATTACATTGTCGCTGATGCGTGCGGCCATCTGTTGCCTCACGCGCACACGCAGATACTCGACAATGTCATCCTCCAGAAAAACCCACGCGCGACCAATCCGGGCACCGGGCAGGTCGCCCTGCTGCGCGAGCTTCAATGCCGTATTCCGATCGACCTTCAGGAAGTCGGCACACTCATCTATATCAAACGTTCGAGCCACGATGATTCACCACATAACAGTAAGAACTGAGTGTCGGAATCTTAACCAGGGTATGCGGGCAGAGGCAAGTCAAAAATGAATAGAAACTTCCCGGATCGCCTGAAGTCAGTGCTGGCCGAGCGTGGCGAGACCAACGCCTCGCTCGCTCGCGCCATTGATGTGACGCCCCAGGCAGTGAGCAAATGGCTAAGGGGCGGGGACGTGGGCTACGAAACGCTGGTGAGAATGGCATCACACCTGGGCGTGAACTGGGTATGGCTGCGCTACGGGCCGATGGCGCTGGAGGCGTTGCAGAAGGAGAGTGAGGCCACCGCCTCGGTCGAACTGCTGCGCCGCGACTATCTCACCGAAGTCATGGATAACGAGCAGCGGCACCAGAGGATATTCCAGATGCTTGAGCTGGGCGTCTTTGACGAGAACCCGATCACCGGGACCGCCTACTGGTCGCCGATCACCCGGCGCCTGCTTGGTGCGCCGCCGGAGCTGGAGGCTACGCACGAAAACTTCCGCGCACTGGTGCTTGAAGAAGATCAACCAGCAGTTGATGCCTTACATTCTTCGATCTTGCTTGGATCGGAAAATCGTGTGATTTTCACTTTTCGGGTAACGGCATTTCCTACCGAAATACTGTATGGCCATACAGTGATCGAACGCGATGACGCAGGCCGACCGGTCCGAATGATGGGCGTTTTGAAGCGGCGCAACCTAACTGAGGAAAAACAACCTTGAAAGACCGCCGCTGGGTGCGGTTCTTTCCTCGACACCACAATTTTAAACGGACGATACACTATTTAACAAAATCCTCAACCGCCGGTTGTTTTTCGTCTGCGCTGTCATTAGAATTTCGTCACTCTTTCGACGGCGTTAGCCGTCGAAAGGGTAACGGTAAAGGGTTGACAGACAAAAAGAAAGGGCGCTCATTTGAGCGCCCTAGTCGAGGATGAAATGTTTGCTGTGCGTTTTTCAGGATTGACGCAGCCCCGCTGCGAATTTGCGGAATTCACGCCGGTCCTGCTCGGTCATCGCGGGATCATCGTCGCGCGCTGCACGCAGCTCCTCAATGAGACGGCGCTCGTTCGCGGTCAGGATCGTCTGGCTGCCCAGCGTCTCCTCCACCGCAAGCCACATATCGGGCTGGTATTCCCGCAGGCACATGCGCATGAAGAAGCCGGGGTCGATGTTCAGCGCCCGCGCAATCTTGCCCACGTGCTTGAGCGGCAGCTTCACGCGACCGTTTGCAATCATCGACAGCACATTCGGCCGCAGCGCTTCGCCGATATCGTGGCTCAGACCTGCAAGGGTTTTCTGGTTGGCGGCGACCTGATTCGAAAAGTAATCCGCCACTGAAATGGCGTTGTCCTTCTTTACCATCTTGAACCTCCATCTGTTGGTAGTGCGGGACGTCCCGCAGATTGTTCTGTTGCGTCGATTATAGACGCCTACCAGTAACTGTTGACTGTTACTTGCAGACTACCAAGTTATTGGGTGACAGTCAATTTTGACAATAAAGTCCTCGAGGGCCATTTATTCGGTGACTGACGATCTGCCCGGACCGGGCGCGGGACGTCAGGCACTCAGGGAAGTTGCGTGCGATAGTCAACACTGACTATAATGAGTGAGCAAGACGACATAATGTATATCACGTTTTCGGAGAATCAGATGGTGACGGCGGGTTCGGCAAACAACAATGCAGTGGCACAGCAAATCGGCAGCTTGATTGACCTTGACCGGTATGCGGAAGTGATGGGCGAGAGCGAGGCGGTGGGTAATCTGGATCTCGGATCGACGTTGATTAGCAAGGTAGTTCACCCGCTGCTTGGGGTAATCCTGCTGGTCAATACTGACGGTGGAATGGCTGCGATGATTGCGGCGGGCGTGGGGTCATAACCACCCACTCCTGACTTGAAAGGGCGGCTTCGGTCGCCCTTTTTTATAAGCGTCTAGTAAGTCAAAATTGACTATTGCGCTCCCGAAAGCGCGTGCGTATGATTCAGTTATTCAGTCAATTTTGACTACATCAGCGAGGTGCTAGAAATGAACGAACGGGTATTTGTCCTGCGCGAGGCGGTCGTCACCATCACACAGATGCTGGCGGGCAAGGGCATCAAGGTCACGCAGCGCGGGATCAGCGCTTACGTTCAGCCCGGCGCTGACGGTGAGCCCGCTCACGTGAACCTGCCGTATCTCCCCGATAACGCCAGCGACGAGCTGTGCGCGGCGATCCAGGGCTTTCTCGACCATGAGGTCGCACACATCCTGTTCACCGACTTCAAGGCGATGAACGCGATCCATGACCAGAGCCTGCACAACATGGTCAACATCATCGAGGACACCCGCATCGAGCGGGAAATGGGCAAGCGCTTCCAGGGCTCGGCCCACAACATCAGCGTGACCGGCCAGTTCTTCCTCGACAAATACGTCAAGCCGCAGATTCGCGAAGCCGCCAAGAAGGGCGACGTGAACGGTGTGAAGGCGCTGGTGATGGTGCCCGCGCTGCGTGCGATGGCCGGCCAGCACATCTTCAAGGAGTGGCTCGACAGTCACCCCGACATGAAGACGGCGATCGCCGACGAGGTCGCCAAGATCGAGCACCTCGCCAGCAAGATCGAGAACTGCCCGACCACCGCCGACGCGGTGACGCTCGCGCAGGAAGTCATGACTGCACTCGGTCGTGCAACCGGGGGCGGCGCAGGAGGCGGTGCCGCTGCACCGAAGCCGAAGAAAGCGAAGGCAAAGCCGAAAGCGTCGTCGGGCAAACCGATGCCCGGCAAGAGCGGCCCCAAAGACGAACCGGACGCCGAAGATGAGGAGGAAGAAAAGGACGAGGAAGAAAGCTCGGGCCTGCCGGGCGGTGCGTCAGGCTCCGGGGCCGGTGAGGAAGAAGGCGAGGAAGGCGCGGGCGAGGAAGAAGGTGAGAAAGGGGCCGGTGCTGGCGAGGGTGACGAAGGCGAGGACAGCGAGTCCGACGAGAAAGGCGAGGAAGAAGCTGAAGCCGAAGGCGAGGACGAGAAAGATGAGTCGGAGGGTGAGGATGAGGAAGACACCAACACCGGCGATTCGAGCGGCTTTCTCGACGCGCTGGACAAGGAGACGGCCAACGGCTTCGACGAAACCATGTCGCGGCTCATCACCAACGAGGCAACCGAAGCAGCGAAAGGCGCGGACTATCTGATCTACACGAAGGATCACGACGTGGTCGAGCCGCTGCATGTGGGCTCGGGCTTCAAGTCGGAAATGACCAAGCAGATGGGCGACGAGGTCGACCACATGGTCGCGCCGCTGCAGAAGGATCTGGAGCGCGCCATCAGCGCACGTTCGCTCTCGGTCTGGGAGAACGGCCGGCGCTCGGGTCGCCTGCACAGCGGCAACCTGTCGCGGCTCGCGGTGGGTGACGGGCGCGTGTTCCGCAAGAAGCACGAATCGACCAGCAAGGACGTCGCAGTGGAGCTGGTGGTCGACATGTCGGGCTCGATGTGGGGTGGCAAGATCCACACCGCGGCGAAGGCTGCGTATGCACTCGCCTCCGTCCTCGACCGCCTGAACATCAAGTCCGAGACCATCTGCTTTACTACTGGCGAGATCCAGGACGAGGCGAAGATCGAGAAGGAGGAAAGGCGCCTGGGCAAGCGGTTCAGCCGCACCGAGAGCCTCTACATGCCGGTGCTCAAGTCCTTTAACGAGCGCATGCAGTCCACCGAAGTGCGTAACCGCTTTGGCTGGCTGCCTCACTGCAACACGCTGCGCAATAACGTCGATGGCGAGTGCATCGAGATCGCCGCACGACGCCTGATGCAGCGGCGCGAGGCCGGCAAGATCATGATCGTCCTGTCCGATGGCGCGCCCGCCTGTGACGGCGGTGGGGCGTCGGTGTTCCAGCACCTGAAGGACACGGTGGTGAATATCGAGAAGGCGGGCGTGCGCGTGGTGGGCATCGGTATCCAGTCCGAAGCCGTCAAGCAGTTCTACAAGCGCCACATGATCATTAACGATGTGTCGGAGCTGCCGTCGCGGGTCATGAAGGAGCTGCGCGCGCTGCTGATCGGCTAAATCAGCTTGCCGCTTTGGAACAGTAAAAACTGAGTAGCTTTCCCAAGCGGTTATCTTTAATATTCACATATCGCAGCAACGTTGCTGCACTCAGTAACCACTGACATTCTTTCGGA